TTGAAAACGGTGTTGTTACAAACATCATCGAAATGGACAAGCGGAACGAGCAGTTTTTTCCCTCCGCCGTGTACACCGGTGACAGGCCGGTGGGCATGGGGGACACGTACACGGAGGGCAAGTTCTACCGTGACGGCAAAGAGGTGCTGACGGCACTGGAGGAGGCCAACAACGAGATAGACAGCCTGACGCAGCAGCTGGGCGAGGCTGTGGAAACCATCTATCAGGCGGATATGGAGGTTATCGGATGAGCATGATTATCGGTAAAGCGTTAATTGCGGGGGGGGGGGGTACTGCTAAACGATTAGAGTTTGAGTACACCGGAACGTACAACGAACGGCTGGATGACGGGGTTGTGGAGCTGCTTACAAGTGGCGTGCTTACGGTGACGAAGGACACGTACATCGACGCCTTTCTTGTAGGGGGCGGGGGCGCTGGGAATGGAAGCAGCGGCGGATTTAATTCGACGTGGAACGGCGGTGGTGGTGGCGCAGGTGGGTTTACAAAGACCATCAAAAAAGCGCTGCTTCAAGAAAACGTCGAGTATTCCGTTGTAATCGGCGCGGGCGGAATTGCGTTATCCGGGAAAAACGCCTATGGAAAAGTGGGCCCTGCTGGAGGTAATACAGTTGCTTTTGGCTATACGGTAGAAGGAGGAAAATCTGCATCTTCTACGTGGGACGGCGGCAACGGTGGCTCTGGCGGAGGCGTAGGTGGTACCAAAAGCTCTGTTTCTACAGACGGCAACCCCGGCGACGGAGCCAGCGACGGGAATAACGCACTTACAATCGGTACAAGGATTGGCGGCACCGGACAAGGCACTACTACCCGCGAATTTGGTGAAGCAACCGGGAAACTCTATGCCGGTGGCGGAGCTGGCGGTATGGGTTCTGGCTCTTCAACCGCAGCTTCCGGGGGCGAGGGTGGCGGAGCAAAGCAACAGACTTCTGCCGCAGCTAATACTGGCGGAGGCGGAGGCGGAAGCGGGTCGGCGCAAGTCGTGTCGGGAGATTACGTGTCTTACCCCGGTTCCGGCGGCAGCGGTATCGTGTGCATCCGGCTGCACAAGGAAGCGTAACAACAAACTGAAAGGAGAACGACTATGTACAACATTATGACGAAGCTCATCAACAAACGGTTTTACAAGACGAAGGAGGAAGCACAGCAGAAGTGCGACGTGTTTTACGCCGTGGGGCGCATCACGGACGAGCAGTACACGGAGCTGTGTGCGCTGATCGAGAGCGTGTACGGTGAGACTGAAGCAAAGTAAGAGACAACCGCACAAACAAATACTCGCGGCAATGGGGCCGCGGTAGAAAGCCGAATGGGGCTGCGCCGGTGGAGAACACCGGCTGCAGTCCCATTTTGTTTTACACAAACAGGACAGGCGCATTGACGCCGGAAAGGAAGAACAGTATGGATTTTGCATCTTTGGGCATTGCAAGTGTGGCGGCGATCACCGTCGTGTGCTACCTCATCGGCATGGCTGTTAAGGCCAGCGGGCTGAACGACAAGTGGATCCCGGTCATCATGGGCGTGTGCGGCCTTGTGCTGGGCGTGGTGGGTATGTTTATCATCCCCGACTATCCCGCGCAGGACTACATCACCAGCGCGGCTGTGGGTATCGTCAGCGGTCTGGCGGCGACCGGCGTTAATCAGGTGTTTAAGCAGATGAAGTCGACTAACGACGAGGAGGCCATATGAGCACCGTTAGTAAGGTCATCAAGATCGCGGCGGCAGAAATCGGATACCCGGAAAAAGCCACCAACAGCAATCTTGACAGCCCGACGCAGAACGCCGGGTACAACAACTACACCAAGTATGCGCGAGACATTGACGCTATCCCCCATTTCTACAATGGGAAAAAGCAGGGATACCCGTGGTGCACGGTTTCCCTTGCCTGGTGGTTTATCAAGGCATTCGACGTTGACGAGGCGAAACGGTTGCTCCTTCTGCCGGAGGACTCGCTGGGTGCCGGTGTGTATTACCTCAAGCGGTACTTCCGTGACGCTGGGCAGCTTGGCACGACGCCAAAGGTAGGCGCTCTGGTATTCTTTGGGGATGAGCATACCGGCATTGTCACAGCCGTAAATGGCGGGGGATTCAGTACCATTGAAGGGAACACCTCCAAAGCAAAGGGCGTGGTCGCAAACGGCGGCAGCGTGTGCGCCAAGTCGTACAGCACGGTAAAATCCAGTTGGACGTTTGGCTATCCGGCCTACACGGAAGTGGACGAGGACAAGCCGAAGGTGTATCTTTCCCCCGCTATGCACCGCCAGAACGAGTGCTGCTATCCTCGCGAGGATGGGCGGCAGTGCTACGAGGCGCTGGAGAACAATGAGTACATCGACATCCTGGAGCCGATTCTGAACCGCTGCGGCATTGACACCTTGCGTGGGTATCGCCGAACCCCGATGGACGGCGAGGACGGCGAACAGATCATGTACAACAACATCAACGCCGGGAACGCATGGAAACCGGATGTATACTATGTGTCGCACACCAACGCCAGCACCAACGGCAAAACCGGCAGCGGAACGGCCAAGGGCTTTTCCTCTATGTACTATCCCGGAAGCAGCAACGGCAAAAAGCTGGCGGAGTTGATGGTACAGCACAGATCGGAGATCTATCCGTATAGCTGCAAGACTGTGGCAAGGAGCGATCTGCACGAGCTGTCGGACACCGACGCCCCCGCTGTGTACCAGGAGCACGTTTTCCACGACAACCCGGAGGACGCAAAGTGGTTCCACGAACACATGAAGGAGTGCGCAGAAGCCGACGCAAAGGCTTTGTGCGAATATCTCAATATTGCGTATGTGGACGAGCCAAAAACCGAGCCTGAAAAAAACATCCTGTACCGGGTGCAGGTGGGCGCGTTCCGGGTCAAGGCTAACGCCGAGGCGCAGTTGGAGAAATTGAAGGCGGCGGGCTTTGACGGCTTTATTGTGGAAGTCGAAAAGTGAAATGACCTCGGAGCGCGTAAGGCGATAGTCAAAAAACGACCGGAGAAATAAAAATAAGCCCCCTGCGGCGCACAGAGCGTCACAGGGGGCTTTCTACTTTAACAGGAGGGTAGTTTGACGGGCAAAAAAGAAACGCCGCAGAGGGCGTTTACGGGCTAAAAAAAGATGCCTCCCGCCGGGAGTGAAGGGGGGGGTAACACTCGGCGGCGGGAGGACTTGAAAAGTGGGAGACGCAACCTGTGTGTAAAGGGAGGGCTGCATCACATTTACTGTAGCACGAACGGGCGGGCGCGTCAATGGCGGGCGGCAAATTTTTACGCATTTTGCACGCTCCCGGCCAAAATGTTGGCGTTGATGTCCGCCTGACGCTCACGGGCTTCGAGAACGAGGGCGGCGGAGCGCTTGCCGGTGCGGGAAAGCAGACGGCCTGAATAGCGCTGGGTAACGTTGGGGTTGGTGTGACCCAACTTGGACTGAAGCTCCTCCTGCTTCATTCCGGCGTTGAGGTCGATGCGGGCGCCTACATGGCGCAGGTCGTGGCTGCGGATGTCGGGAACGCCGGTGACTGCCCTGACGTGGGATTCCACAAGGGTGGAAAGCCACTGGCGGGAGCCGCGCTGCCACTCGCGGCTTTCATCGCCGGTGCGGGGACCGAAGGAACCCTTCGGCGCGGTGTTGCCGAACAGGGGCGCTGTGTCGGGAAGATCCTTCGGGCGGATACCGCTGGCCAGATAGATACGGACGGCGGACTGGGCGATGTCGGGAAACTCGATGCGGCGGAACTTGCTGCCCTTGCCGCTCTCGACGGAGAGCTCGCCGTCCTCCCAGTGGAGATCCGCCGGTGTGAGGTCCAGAAGCTCGGCGTTGCGGAGCTCGGTGGTCAGAAGCATAATGACGATGGCGTAATTCCGGGGCCATGTTTTCGCCTTGGCGGTGGCGGGCTTGTCGTTGCGCCAAAGCTTCATCACCTGTTGGTCGGTGAGAAGCACATCATAGGGACGGCGGGCGGCCTTGCGGGTGTCGGGCGTCAGGCGGCGGGAGACAGGGTTGTTGGCGTACCAGCCGCCGCACTCGGGGTCGCTGGCGTAGTCGAAAAAGGTGCGGAGCCGGTTGACGTATAGGGCGACGGTGTAGGTGCTGCAGCCGCTGTCGATCAGGTTGTCGCGCCACAAAAGGATGGTGGCGTAGGAGGGGTCGGCGTAGTTCTCCTTGGACTCGATGAAGAAGTTGACGAAGTTCTCCAGCGTGGCGGTGTACGCCTCGACGGTGCGGGGGGAAGCGCCGGTGGCGGCGCAGTTTTTGATGTAGGAATCTGTTGCGGCGCAAAGCTTACGTTCGGCGGCAGAGCTGCGGGGCACAGGTCATTCCTCCTTCCTGTGGGGTTCGCGGGAGTCTAAAATCTCCACGGTGTCGGGGAGCAGGAGGCGGGCGGCGGACTCGCTTTCGGCGGTGATGAGCATGGTCATAATCTCGCCGTCCCGCTTGCGGCGGACGGTGAAGGGGTATTCGCGCTTTATTACGTTGGTGACGAGCATGGGGTCATTCCTCCTTCTGCATACCGTCCACGCCAAAGGTGAAGCGGACGATATTGGGGATCACATCGCTGTCGGCGACAATGAACGTGTCGCAGAATGTGAACAGGGAAGCGATAGCAGTCTTGGTTCTGTCCAGACCGATGAACGGCGTGTGGAGCACAACGGAGACTGTGGCGGTTTCGCTTTCGGGCTTGGGATCGTTGCAGTCTACGGCGAAGTCGGGGCGCAGGGTGAGGGCCGCTTCCTTGAGGGAGATGTACTGCTTGAGCTTCTCAGGTCTGATAGACATGGTGGTGTCCTCCTTACAGAATTTTGTCATAGTATAGTCTACCGGCAAATGCGGATATTGTGCAAGGAATTTGAAAAAATTTTCAAAATTTATCCGCGGCGGAGTGTGGGGACAATATCGGCGATGATGCCGGCGGCCTCGGATGCCTCGGCGGTGGTGTTGTACCAGTCAAAGGAGAAACGGATGGTGGACAGGGCTTCTTCTTCGGTGAGGCCGCTGGCCATGAGGTTGGCGGAGGCGGCGTTGTCGCCGGAGGAACAGGCGGAGCCGGTAGACACCATGACGCCGTTTACACTGAGGGCGGCGGCGAGGGCAGCGCCGTAGACACCGGGGAAGCGGATGGAAAGGATGTGGGGAGCGCAATCCTTACTGCTTTTGCCGACGGGCAGATTGATGTCGAAATCCACACGGTGGCAACCAAGGGAAATGATAAACTCCTGAGCGACGGCGCGGATAGCTTTCTCGTTTTCCTCCATGTGTAGGGAGCGCCAGGTGAGGGCGGCGGCCATAGAGCTGACAAGGGGGACGGAGACCGTGCCGCCGCGCATACCGCGCTCCTGTGCGCCGCCGAAGATCATGGGGGCGATGGGACAGCCGCGGCGGACGATGAGTGCACCGATGCCCTTGAGGGAGCCGAACTTGTGGCCGCCGAAAGCCATGTAGTCCGCACCCAGCGCCTTGAAGTCCACGGGGATGTGGCCTACGGCGGCGGTGGCGTCACAGAAAACAAGGCCGCCCTTTTTACATAGACTTTTGACATCGTAGAGCTGGCCGGTTTCGTTGTTGACCAGCATTTGTGCGAGGTCCAGCTTGGTGTACTTGGGGACGTTGTATTGCTCTACCGCCTCGGTGACGGCGTGATGCTCAAAGGGACTGGCTACCAGGGAACGTCGGCGTTGGTCCGCAGTGGAGCAGATGCTCTTGACGGCCCAGTTGCAGGCTTCGGTGGCGCCGGAGGTGAAATACACCTCGTCCGGTTCGCAGTTCAGTTTGTCGGCGATGATGGCACGGCAAGATTCCAGTTCGGCCTTAGCCTCGCGCCCAACGGCGTGGGCGCTGGAAGGGTTGCCGAAGATGGCGCACTGCGTGGCGGCACCAAATGCGCCGGGAACGGGCGGTGTGGTGGCGGCGTTATCGAAGTAGATCATGTCAGGTTTCTCCTTTTCGTAAGAAGTTTTGCAAAGTGTGTCTTTGGTTATTTGTTGTGCTTTTGCAAAGCGTGTTATGTTTTTCGCCGGCCGAGTTTGCATATTTGCCGATATTCAAAACGCAACGGAAATATAGTTTGCAAAACAAGCCGGAGGGCGGTGTGCCGTCCGGCTCGTAATGTGGGATATTTTGTATGGCTGCGGATGGCGCGTCAGCTGTTGACGGCATCCTTGAGCTGTTTTGCGGGCTTGAAGATGGCCACGCGCTTGGCGGGGACGGTGATGGCCTCGCCGGTAGCGGGGTTCTTGCCGGGGTGCGCGTCGCGGACCTTGCTGGTGAAGATGCCGAAGCCGGAGATATTCACGCTGTCGCCGGAGCGCATGACGTCGGTAAGGGTGTTGGCAGCGGCGGCGATCACGCGCTCGACGTCGGACTTCTTCATGTCGGTCGCTGCTGCCAGAGTGGAAATAAAATCGCTCTTGGTCATGGAATGTGCCTCCTTTCTGTTGTAGATTTTAGACTGAAACGTTTTATCGCCTTGCGGCTGGTGGGAGATCGGGGACTTGAACCCGGAACCGGGCCGTTATGAGCGGCCTGCTCTGCCGATTGAGCTAATCCCCCAGGGGGTTGGGCGGCGGGCTGCCCAGGCCGCGCCGCCCGGAAGGAGAAATCGCTTGGCCTGCCTGTATTCCAACAGGAGCCGGGGAAAATGAACAAAACCCGGTGCTGCTTCTTACGGCCACAGCATTTACAAAGGAGGTCCTATCTGGACCGCGGACGCCTGTCGCGTCCGGTGGAGCAGGAGGCGGGAGTCGAACCCGCAAGGCTTGCCGGCGCACGGGAAATAGAACATGAACATTGGAGGTGTTGATGTGTCCGAACAACAGCAGCAGAAAGGAGATCTCTGTGTGTGCCGTGCAAGCGCCCCAACGGCGCTCCTGCGTAGAGAGTGGGGAGGACAGGCTGGGGGATGCCTGCTTCCCCGATGGGGGTGGGGCGTTCCTTCGTTCGCTGTCACGCCCAAATCATGCTACCGGCTGGTTCGACCCGGCGACACCGCTGCCAGATGCGGAGGTTTCATTCCTGACGGGGGAAGTCATCCATCAGGCGGGCATGGAGCAGCGTAGCGGATTTGAACCGCCACTCCCAGCTTGGAAGGCTGGTGTGCTGACCGTTGAACACTAACGCTGCAAATTTTGCGGGGACACAGTTGGCGGGGTGCCGGTGCGGATGGCTACTGACCTACACGGCGGCCTTGTCCAAAGACAGCCGCCACCACGCCGCTTCCACATCTACAGGTTTCGCCTCGGATTTTCGCCGCACACGCCGGCACCCGAACCAACCACGGAACTTTTCAGCCCTGCGCCGGTACGTCGGTCGCATCCGTTCATCTTTACAAAGCCGGTGCCAGCCAATACATAAATTTCTTCGTCCTGCCGCTTTCGTACAGCGCACAGGAAAGACCACTTCCGCAGGCTTACGCTCCGTGCGGCTGCGAGGCAAGAGGTCACGCCTATGGTGCAGACGGCAGGATTCGAACCTGCGACTTTCCGAGCTCGCGCTTTACGCTACGATCAGACCCTCTTCCACGGCTGAGGTACATCTGCATTGAGGGGGGTGCTCGTCTTTCCGAGCCGCCAGATCTTTTCCGTGCCTCGCTTTTGCCAGCAGATCACAGGCGCAATTACAACATCGAGGCTTGAGGGGCTTACTTCAGGACTTCGCATCACCCATACGGCTGTTCCGCTATACGCTCGTCACTCGCGGTGTCCACGTAGAATTGGAGGTATCGGTGGGGATCGGACCCACGACCTGCTCATTACGAATGAGCTGCTCTGCCAGCTGAGCTACGACACCGGATCCCCACCTTGTTTACGTCCTGGTGGGCGAGCTGACGTGCGGCGGAGGGGCTTGCGCCACCGTGACCGCGTTCCTGCCAGAATTGCGCTGGGGACACCGGAAGAATGGATGTAAGACCGGTGCAGCCTTTCTTACGGAAGGGCTTATATAATTGGGGGTGCACTGAAGCCGTCGGGGAAGGGGTCTCCCCTTCGGCAATTTTAAGTATGCGCCCCGTGTCAAGGGAACTTCTGAAAGTTTTTGAAAAAATTTTCAGGTGTTGAAGGACTCGCGGAATTTGTAGAGACCGAGGTCAAATTCGACGGTGTAGTATCGGCCCTCCGGGTGGATGTAAACGACTGTTCCGGTGGCTTTGCGGTCTGTGGCCTCGATGCGGCGGGTGACGGTATCGCCCAAATTGATGTTGGAGGGGATCATGGGGAAGCCTCCTTTCTTGTGTTTCTATGATGGAGTATAGGCACCGTGTCAAGGGAAGCGGACAAAAGAATATTCCGGTCGGTTGACCGGAAGGAAAAAGAACCCCGCACGGCTGATGCCGCGCGGGGTTTGCTTTTAATCGTCGTCCACCCACATCCAGTCCCATGTGCCTGTTTCGGGGTTGTACTGGCGGACATATTTCTGCTTTTTGGGCTTTTCCTGGGTGGTGGTGTCGGAGGTATAGGTGTCGTCCTCGTATTTGTCGAGAATGTGGGAGTAATCCGGCACATCGGGAATAACGATGTCGCTGGTGTCGGGTGGCTCTGGTATCGTTGGTTCTGTAGTGGAGGTAGCAGTATAGGTCTGCTGGTATGTGGTGCTGTCGGGAGTGAATACAGCGCCGGCCTCGCCGAGAAGTTCATTGGTGGTGTTATCGTAGATTTTGATGGACGCATAGCGATAGCCGTTTGCAGGAAAGTCCTCCCAGCCGTACCACCATGTATTATCCGATGCCGCCGGATCGTAGATCGCAGTTCCCGTTTCTTCGTGGTCATCAAGGCCGCTGTATCGAGACTCAACAAATACCTCGTAGCGGAAGGTCAATGTTTTGCCGGGCTCTCCTCCGCCAAACGTCGCATGGAAGTAAATGGGGTCGCCGTCGTGGAATTTTGGCTTGGAATCCCTGTCATCAGGGTCGGCGCAGGTAAGAACAACGGCCCACCATTTGTACAGACGGGAGGATAAGTCATCCGCCCCCGGATAACCGAGTTGCTGAAGTTTCTTTACGTACCGGACGGAAGTGGCATCTTTGCTATTCATGTGGGCGTTCACGTAGCTGTACATCGCTTTCTGCGCCAGTTTTCCGGAATCCCTGTACTCCCCGAGGGAAATAAAGCTTTCCGCAGCGGTTCTGTAGTCCTGCGATTCCAGCGCTCTGCAAGCGGACTGATATTTGATGGCGGGACGCAGAAGGGAAAAATACAGCGTGGCGAGAAAGACAACGGCAGCGGCAACAATGATAATGGCCGTTTTGCGCTTTTTCTTGTGCTGCTGTTCCCGCTGTTCCAGCTGAAAGTCTGTATAACGCGGGTCTTTGCCGCAGGCGGGGCACTTTGCGGCCTGGTCACTGACGATGTGGCCGCAGTGAGGACAGGTCTTGAGGGCCATTACTGCTGCGCCTCCTTCTTTTTGTTGAGCTGTTCCAGGTTTACGCGGGCGGCGTGAACGTCGATAAGCAGTTTCGATGCACCGTATAGCAGGCCGCCGAAAACCAGGGCGGATACCGCGGCGGCAAGCGCCAGGAAAAACAGCGTGGTGCCTGTTGCGCCGGAGGAATAGTAGGAATAACGAAGCTGGCTGGCCGAGATGGCGATGGCGATAACGCTGATACCGCCGCATACCCAGACGATGTACGCGAACACCTCCAGCATATGGGCGGCTCCGGTTTTGTAGCGAATGTCGGAGGTCCTGGGCAGCGCGGCGGCTGCGGCTTCTTCCTTGGCGGCGTTTTCGCGGCGTTCCTCCGCGTCCTTTTTTTGCTGGGCGGCGTAGATGGTAGATGAGGGACAGCCGCACTCCGGGCACATCCCCTTGATGCTGAGCTGTTCCTGGGTAACGGTGGCGCCGCACTCCGGGCAGGTGTAGTTTGTAGTCATAGTTTTGTTCCCCTTTCGATTTTGATGTATCATTATTCCCCGTCGAAAACGGAGAAAATGGCCTGCATGATTTTGTGGATCTCCGGGTCGTCGTAGCGGTCCGGGGTGATGACAAGATCGAGAATGCCGAGACTGTCAATGTCGGCGATGTCGTAGGTTCCCTGTTCGCTGTGCTGCGTCACTAGCTCCGCAAGGCGTCGAGGGAAGCCCTGACGCTCCGCCTCGTCGATGAACTGCGCAGCGGTCATCTGCTGTTCCGGGTCGGAAAGCGCTTCTATGTCCCTCTCGTCCATGACGATGCCGGACAGCTCTGGCGATGCCCCGGAAAGGCGGATGGCGAGGGCCAGTGCCTGTACGTCGTGGGGCGTGTACGCCTGCTTCTCCGGTGATGCGGCAAAGGCACGGTCCAGGGCGGCGTTGGTGTCCTCGAAGCTGTAGGGCAGGATGCTGTGGGCGGCAAAAATAAATTCCTCTCGTGTCATGGTCGGTATTGACCTCCTCGCTGTTCTTGTCGTCAGAATAGCACATTCAAGCGGCAATAGCAAGGGCGTTCTGTGGGAATTACGACAAAACAGGAGCGCTTTTGGCGCTCCTGTTCGTTGTTTTATTCCTGCTGTTCGGGGTCCAGGTCAACGCCGTCATAGGGAGCGTTGAGGAAGTCGGTGCAGCATTTGACGCAATCCTCGTCGAGGCATAGGTCGGGGTCGGCGGAGTAGGGGCACATGATCCACTCCGCCAACTGCTCGGCGGTCATCTCGCGGAAGTGTTCAAGGTTTGTTTTGCGGTGCTGTTCCAGCTGGAAGCCCTGCTGGGATCTGGCATAGGCAGCTGCACAATCGCCGTAGGCGGGGCACTGCGGGACAGCGCAGGGCAGCACGGCCTCCATGCCGGTCATTTTGCAGATGTGGCTCATACGTTGTGTTCCTCCTGTTCCAGCCGTGCTTTCAGTGCGGCGTTTTCAGTGCGTAGGGAATCTATGCAGACGGTCTTGCGGTCGATCTTGCGGGCGAGGCCGTCAAAGGCTTGTGCAAGTGCACAAGGGGTCTCGCCGTAGCAGTTGTCGCGGCAAGTCTTTTTGTAGGGGCAGAATTTGTTTTTCATTCCTGTTCCTCCTGTTCGTCGGTGCTGTTGGCGATGTGCCTGCGGATGGGCATGATGACTGCGTCGCCGTCCGGGCTGTGGAAATAGACGCAGGACAGCTCACCGGGGCGGCAAGCGGCGGTGCAGCCGGGAAGCGCCTCCAGAATGTCCAGCAGATAAAGGGCGTTGACCATTGGCAGGCCGTCGCCCCAGCTGAAGCAGGTGGAGAGCGTGTCCCCTGCGGGGTGGGACTCGGCCTTGTATTTTGCCCGGTCGCTGGCGATCTTGGCGCGTACCTCGGCGGCAGTTGGTAGGTTGAGGGTGACGGTGGCGCCGTCGCTGTTCAGCAGTTCCGGTATGGTGTCGTAGACGTGAGGGTCGTTAGGCGGCGCCCATTGCAGCGCGGTGGAGGGCGTGTTCAGGCGCAGGAGGGTAAAGCCGTCCGTGATGCACTGGCGGCCCTGTTCGTCCAGAAACGCGCCGGCGAAATGGGGACGGATCCATTCCTGCTTGGAAACGGAGGCGTTGTACAGACGCCGCAAGGCGGCGGCGCTGGTGCGGCGCTTGTCGTCCCGCTTGTATTGCTGGGCCATGTCGGTACGGATGGCGCGGACCAGGAGCGCCAGCTGGTGGCCGGCGTTGATCTCGCCGTGGGTGTTCGGGTCGATGGCGGGTTCCAGGGCGCAGAAAAAGCGGCGTTCCTGTTCCGGGAGGGAATAGGCGATGGCGTAGAGGTTTTCCAAAAGCTTTTCGGGGGTCATGGTGTGGTGCTCCTTTCGTGTGGTGTTCGCTCACATTCCGGGCAGCGCCATGAGGGCGCTGCCGGAGGTGATGAGCATGGAGGGGTCGGCGATGGTCTTTTCGTAGCTGTCCGCGCCCTGGAAGTCGTCAATGACGGCCTGTTCTTCGGCGGTCATGTCGGCGTAGTGCTTTTTGCCGTAGGTGGGCGGCAGCCAGTTCTTTTTCTGACCGGCAAAGATGTTCAGGCGGTCGATGATGCGGGACGCCTCCGGCTTAAACTTGATGTGGCAGGTGCCCTTTTTGTAGAATGTGCAGGTGAAATAGGTGAAATCCGCCTTGTTCATGTCGTTCATGTTGGCGATGCGGACGGCGCGATCTATGGGTGTGTGGAAAGTAGTTTCGCCGCGGTCCAGATAGTTCATAGCGCGTTCCAGATCGGAGATCAGGCTGTACACGCGGTAGGTGTCCAGCTTTTCGTTGCGCCATTTATCGGCGCAGCAGCCGTTGGCGGGGATGATGACCTTCATGCCCACCTTGTGGGCCTTGTTCGTCGCCCAGCCGTTGTAGTAATGGATGTTGTTGGCACACTCCGGGTACCAGGAGTGCTTGGCGGAGAAGGTGTCAAACAGATCAAGGATGGAATCTTCGACGCCGCGTGAGAGCTGGTGGGCGATCTCCCGCATGACGGTTTCGATGTTGTACCGGGAGAAATCGTACTCGGAGAGAGAATTGACCTTGCCGTAATAGTCCTGCTGCATGGCAGAGGTCATTTTGTCGGTGAGTTCCGGGCGGCGCAGGAGGTTGCCCCAATATTTGGCGCGGAGACCGAAAAGGTAGCTGTTCAGGATAGTGGCGTTGTTGCCGGTGTTCCTGCTGCCCACCTTGAGGGACAGGAGGGGCTCTCCGTGATCTCTGCCGGGGTCCATGTAGGGACGGAGGGCGGCGAACTCGTTGATAAGTTTTTCGCCCAGGGCGGCCTCGAAGTTATAGCCATCGATCATGTTCTGCAGCCAGTCGGCGGAGGCAAGGTCGGTGGCCTGTTCGCTGCTTGGGGTGCTCTTTTCGTGGGCGCGGCGGAGGGAGGAAAGAATGTCGCTTGGTATCTCTTTTTTCGGTATGTTCACATAGACCAGCGCAATCTCTACGTCGGTGGGGCGCTGGGCATGGCGGAAGGCGTTTTCAATGAACTCAATGCGGGCGTTGTGTTCGCGCAGCTGCTGCAAAAGAATTTTGCGGCGGTTAGTGTAGGGGTTGCGGATGGTTTCCGCGTTCAGCAGGCAAACGATCTGGCCGCCGCGCTCCATGAGGGAGAGGGCGTGCAAAAGGTGTTCGTCGCCGCTGTCGAAAGGCGGATTCATGATGCAGAGGTCGTACTGCTTGAAGCTGCGGAAGGTGAGAAAATCATCGTGGACCACGTGCAGCCCCTTGCCGCGCAGGAGGGCGGCAAGGTCGCTGTCGCGCTCGATGCAGTCTATGTAGGCGTCGTTCTCGTTGAAGGAGATACGGCGGCTGTTCCTGTAGTTGCGGGCGAAAGCGGTAACGGCATCGGCAAGGTCGCCTTTACCGGCGGAGGGTTCGAGGATAGAAAAAACATTTTTCCAGTCCACGCAGGAGAGCATTTTCCCAGCCAGTTTGGAGGGCGTGGGGTAAAAGCCGCTGTTATCGAAGGACGGCAGGCGCCGGAGATCGGCGGCGCGGCTGTTCGCTGCGGCGGTGGGCACGGCGGCGCTGTGCTCGCTGTACCAGTCGCGGATCTTCTTTTTCGCTCCGGCGATGGTGGAGGCGCGACCCAGGTAGTCGCCGCGGTCGTCGCCTCCGATGGTGGCGCTGACAATATACTCCGTGTTGCCGTAGTAGGAGCTGGGCTTGATGGTGGCGATCTCGGCGCCGTTGGCGGAAACGGCGATGTGTTCATCTCCATAACGGTTTTTCTTGGTGGCGTAGGTAAACATGGGCGGTGGCCTCCTTGTAGATTTTTGGTTTGGTGTTCAGGCGGTGAGGGCGTCGCGCTGGGCGATGAGCGCGGCCAGCTCGGCGGTGTGGATGGTGCGGCGGTGCTGTTCAATACAGTTGTTCGCCGCCTGACAGACGCGCTGGCGCTGCTCAGTGTTGAGGTACGGCGCGGCGGTGCGGAGGGCGACAGCGGCGGAAAGGAGCTGCTGGCGCTCCTGCTCCGTGGCCGCGGTGCGGGTCTTGATTCGTGTGAGCATGGGTGGCTCCTTTCTTCGTCAGGTGCGCCGCCGGGGTGCGGTGCGGTAGGCGGTGCCGTTCTTGGTCTCGCCCTGGTCGATCTTGCCGGTGTTCACAAGAGCGGTGAACATTTCGCGGATCACCTGCTCGGTGATGTCGCCGGTGCAATGGCCGATCTGGCCGTCCAGGCGCTGGACGTGGAATTTGCTGATGACCACGGGCAGGGCGTTGTAGTCGAATTTATAGAGGTTGCGCCGGGGCGTTTTGAACACCTCCAGCAGGGCGGCGTTGATGTCGCCGCGCTTGCTGTTCAGATAGTCCCGGTACTGCTGCGCCGTCCAGTTGTAGGCGGTCTCGTAGATGTCGGTGGCGTAGTGCTGGAAGGTGCAGCCGTGTTCCAGCGCGGCGGAAACGGCGGGGATCAATTCCTCGGTGACGTAGCCGCTGACCTCCTGCGGGTGGATATAAAGGGAGCTGTTCCCGTTGGCGACGGTGGCGCCGCTGCCGTTCCGGTACGGCTCGGTGATGGTCCAGCCCTCGGCGGCGAACAGGCCCAGAATGTCGCTGTAGAAATTCTCGGTCTTGTCCTGGTCCATTCCCTTGCCCCATACATAACCGGAGTCCAGGCGGAAATAGACGTGCTTATAGGGGGTATCGTCGCGCTGTTCGCTGTTTTCCTGGCGGCGCTGTTCGGCGTAGGCTTCCAGCTCGTCCAGGCTGTGGCGGATGGCGGAAATGGCGTTGGTAGCGGTGTCGCTGGTGGGGTCGCCGGTGATAACGTCTTTCAAAACGGCGGCATTGGCGGCGATGGCGTCGCAGTGGGTGCGGGCGGCGGACGCCTCCGGGATGGGATACTTGATGGTGGGCATGGTGATTTCTCCTTTCGTTGTTCAGATGATGGCGTTTTCTCGGAACTCGCGGACCAAACCATAGCGGAAGGCCAGCTGTTCAAGGTGCCGCTGTTCGGCAGCGATGGCCGCCCACGGTTTGGAACGGTCGGGAAAGTCGGCTTGCCATTGGATGGCCTGGGCGCGGACGGCAGCCTTGCCGCGCTGGTAGGTGTTCATTTTGTGGGCTCCTTTCGTGGCTGTTCGGTTTGTGAGGGCGTGGTGTGTTCCCATGTCTTGTCGTGGTGAAAGACGAAATACAGGTGTTCGCCGTAATTCTCGATGGTGTCCGGGGTGCGGGTCAGGCCGTGGCGTGCGGCGGTGTCGATCACGCCCTGACGCAGGGCGCCCAGGTCGCGGAAATAGTTTCTGTTCGCGGCGGGGATGTCGAATTTCACCAGCAGGATCACCTGCTCCATGTGGTCATAAAATCCATCGAGATCAAATTCCACCTCGACGGCGCCGGGGATGGTCAGCAGGTCGCGCTGCAGCGCGGCGCACTGTTCAGAGATGCCGAAGCGGGCGGCGGTGGCGGCGGTGCGGTCTTTCATTTTGTTTCCTTTCTGCCCTGAAGGGCTGTTCGTGGTGGGGATGTGGATTTTTTAGTCGGGCTGTTCTGGATTTTCGCCGCGCTTCCAGCGGCGGAACACCGCCAGGGCGTTTGCCTCGTCGCGGCGGCTGAGCTCCTGAAGGAAGAAGCGGGCCACGTCGATTTTCTCTTTATCGGTGGGGCTGATGGCAAAAATCACGTGTTCAATCTGTTCATCCGTGAGCATTTGCACCGATTCCAGAATGTCGGCGAAGTCCTGGCGGGCCTGTTCCTGCTCCTGCTGTGCCTGTTCAGCCTTGCGGCGCTTGTATTCTTCCAGCCATGGCGCGGGCATGACGGAGACCACGCGCCCGCCCTCGGTGTACTGTTCCAGCAGGTCGGCCACGGCGACGATGGCCGCGCCGGTCTCCTGATCCTCGTCGGTGGGCTTGCCGTTGCCAAAATTGCCCTTGTCGCGCAGGAACGCGCCAAAGCTGCGAATGTGGGCAATGAGTCCGCCCTCGTTGTCGCCCAGGTCATAGCGCCCTTCGTAGGTGCTCGGCTCGCCGTCAGCGTCGGTGTACTCTATGGAAAATTTGGTTTTGTCATAGCCGCGTTCCTGGTCGTTATGGTTTTGCTCGTCCAGCGTCTTGAAAATGATCTCTGCGGCGGCAACGGAGAATTTCATACCATCATCAAAAGCGCCGTTTTCGCTCCATTCCACGGTGACGACCGGGGCGCCGTCCTTGATGGGGTGTGCGGCGGCGGTCTGTTCGATGAAAGCGCGGTTTTCGTTGCGGGTGCGGATGGCCTTTTCCCGGCGTTCCAGCTGTTCGGCGTGTTCACGCGCCAGCCGCGCCGACTCGGCGGCGGTGTTCATCTCGTGGACGGCTTCCACGTCGGCGGCGGTGGGGTGCCCTTTGGGCAGGGTGGCCAGCTCGGCGGCGTTGCGGTCAAGCTGTGCTTGCCGCCGGTCGATTTCGGCGCGGATGTCCTCCGGCTTGCGCCAGTGGTAGCGGCCCGGCTGCTGGGCGTCCTGCGCGTCCTGTTCCAGTTTGGCGATATACTCAGGCTCGCCGCGCATGGCAGACTTTAGCGCGGCGGCGCGGGCGTACTTATAGAGGGGGTGCGCCGGGGTCAGGGTGGCGCTGTCGCTGTCGAAATAGTCGGTGTAAAGGTCGGTTTCGTTCTTGACGGTGAACAGGTCGCGGGGGAGGTGGTCATAATCGCGGGCGCTGATTGTCACGCTTTCGCTTTTGCTGTCGGTGAAGTAGAAGCAGCGGATCAGCTTTCCGCCGTTTACCTTGATGCCGTTCCAGAAAAAACGAATGGATTCGGTTTTGTTGGTGTTCATTTTGTGTTCCTCCTGTTGTGTAGTCTGTTCCCCGTGTCAAGGGAACGAATTTACTTTTCTCGATGGGGTGGAGCTGGTGCGCCCAACTCCCCAGAGGCGGCGCGGCGGCTGTTCAGCGTTTGCGGGGCTGGTCGATCCGGTCCAGCAGGCGAACAAAAAGCGCCGCCAGGGTGGCGGCGCCGGTAGCGGTGACGATGTAGGAAAAGACGGTCATAGGGCGGCGGCCTCCTTCTTCATTTCCTTGACAAAGCCCATGGATTTCAGCGTGTTATAGACCATAAAATCTTTCAAACACTCCTTACAGAGGGGGCCACTCACCCCCTCGAAGAACTCGTCCTTAATCGTGTGACCGCACTTGATGCACTGCTTGATTCTTTTGCCTTGCATGGTGTTTTCCTTTCCGCCCGGTTTCGGGCATGAAAACAGCGCTCCCGGAAAATTTCCGGGGGCGCTGTTCGTGGTTGTGGGGCTTAATAGACGGGGTTGGTCTTGTCCAGCTCCCACACTTCGCCGAATTTGGCCAGGTGGGCGGCGGCGTATGCCGTGAAAAACTCTTGCTCGGTGCAGGGGGCGAGATCGGCGGCGACGGCCTCGCGGGTGTCATCGTCCATCAGTTCCACGGCGGCGGCATAGTCAATTTTTGTGCCGTGGCTGTTCAGCACTTCCAACATTTTGATCTCCTTTCTTCTCCCGGAAATTTCCGGGGCGGCTGTTCGTGTTTTGCCCCGCATTTTTCCGGGGCTGCTGTTCAGGTGGTGGTGGTGGCGGTCTGCTCCGCCTGTTCCGCCGGGGCGGGCTGTTCCGCGGTCATCGTCTGGCCGTCCGGCAGATGGAAGGACACCGAGAAGCCACAGCCCAGGGCGGCGGCGATGGCGGCCAAAGATGAAACATACCAATTGTCATTGTTGATTTTTTGGTTGATGTTCTGCGGGGTGGTGCCCATGCGCCGCGCTAATTCGCTCCCGCTGATATTGTACTCCAGCAGGAGACGCCGCACGAGTTTAGAAACCTGCATTTTGTATCACCTCTTTCCGGGCGGCCTGCTTATAGTCTACCGGCAAAGCCGCTTTTTGTGCATAGCTTACAACGATTTGTTTAATTTGTCAAGTTGCACATTTCCGGTTGAAATAATTTGTTGAAAGTGACAGTTGCAAATTGAAAGTAACCACTTTATAATATCAAGTAGAAACATTCAATAAATATTTTTTTGGAGGTTGACAGATGATGACAAATTACAAGTTTTCTTTCCATTGCGTGGACAATGGTGGCAAGCACCAGGCGTTTACCGTGAGCGCACCAAACAAGGCGGCGGCGATTGAAAAGGCCATTAAAAAGGCTCGGAAGAACGCCGCGGGCGACATCTGCGGAACGTGGGAAATCCGGCTGCAGCCCAGCTTTTGACAACGCCTGACGCTTCCGGAGGGGTTGAGCGTATCAGCCCCGCCCCATAACTACTTTTTACAGGAGGACTAAAAAAATGGAACTCAAAAACTACACTATCAAGGACATCGAGAGCATGAGCGCGGCGGATCTGGTCAGCTTCGCGGATGAAGTGGAGACGATCAAGGGGCACACGGTCTATTATATCGACTTCGGCGGTTATTTCGGTTTTTCCGCCTGCGTCACCGCCGACGGCCAGCACATTAAATACGCGAACGACTACGAACTACACCACAAAGGCAAGAGCCGGGACGAGCTGCGCGAGCTTTACCGGCGGGAGCTTTCCGAGAAACTATTTACAGAGTCGGAGCTTTCCACCGTCAGCAGCCACGAGGACGCACAGCGCAAGCGCTATTTTCTCATGAACTACTACGGAGAGCGCCGCCCCCACGTTTCCGCATTTTATATCGGGGAAGCCCCGGACGTTTCCGGGCTGACGTTTAGCCCTGTTTTCATGGCCTATTATAAGGACTCCGCATTTGTGAAGCACGGCGCGGAGCTGCTGCACGCGCTGAGCGAGGCGGAGCAGAAGAACGCGGACAATTTTGACTACTGGCGCGGCGCTTTCCTGTATGAGATGTTTAATCACGAGTACGGTATTAACTGGGAGGCAGATTATGACGTTTGCGCCTGTTTCGGCAACTGCAACGGCGTGAATGACTACACCGACCGCGCCGAGCTTTTCGCCGCCTGCGGCTTTAACGCCACCCAACGGAGCGCCTACGACGCAGCACGCCGCGAATACTACCGGCAACAGAAGAACGCCGAAAACTACTAAAGGAGGGCAACAGAAAATGAACGAGAACACCAAGACCGCCCGCGCCGAGTGGGAGAGCATGAGCGGGGAACAACAGTATAACGCGCTTGTGGCGATGGCCTGGACCGTGCGCCGGAAGGCAGAGGCCCGCAACCAGACTGGCGCCGCGTGGATCGAGACCGAGGACGACGCGCAGACCGTAGCCGCCGACGCCTGGACCCGGATGGGCGCCGCGCTGGATCGTAACGAGGCCCAGGACGCGCCCGCGCCGTTGGCGGTGATCCTGTACCGGGCAGCAGCCCAGGCCGCGCACAGCATAAGCAGGGCCGAGCAGAGACACGCCCGCGCCATATCCGCCACCATTGACGACGACGGCGCCGAGCGCTGGCAGATCGACACCGAGGCCGGGACGGACTGCGACGCGATAGCACCCAGCCCGGAGGCCGCCGCAATCCTGCGCGAGAGCGTGGAGAGCGTCGCCCGGGATCAGGTGGACCGCGTAGCGCTGACCATGACCGCCCGCGGGTACACTACGGCAGAAATAGCCGCCGCGCTGATGGTTGACCGGTCCACCATTTCCCGCCGCCTGTACGCCATGCGCGACCGCTACCACGCGCAGCAGGGAGAGGAGGCAGAAGCATGAGCAGGACGGAGCAGAAGCAGGAGGCGGGGCGCTTTTTGGAGTTCCGCAACCTGGAAGAGCTGGCCGAATATATCGGCCTATACTACCCGGAAGAAATCCACGTTTTCGCCGCCGTGGAACACTGGTACACCGAGGACGACCAAGGGGATCCGCACCTTGACCTGGACGAGCTAAACGACTTTTTGAGGCGCTACGGCGCGGGCATTGTATGCCAAAGCCTGGCCGGCGGCATCTGCTGCGAGATTATAGAGAACTAACCACGGACGCGCCCAGCAGGGCGCAGGAAAGAGACAAGACACCATGACGACCAACAACACCACCAGCCCGGGAACCCTGTACAACATCGCCCCAGAGGGCAAAGCACAGCTATACACCGCCGCCGAGATCAGAGCCGCAGCAGCGGGCGGCCTGCAAATCTGGCTTGACGTGGGCCGCCGCTGGCCCCGCGTCCCGTGCCGTATGGCCGCCACCGTGCGCGGATGGGTAACGGCAGTAGGGGAACGCGGCGCAATATATCAAGCATGGGCCGGAGACTTCCACGGCAGCCCCAGCCCCGCCGAGATCGTCACCACCTGACCCGGAACAGACAACCGAAGAAGCCCAAACCAGCACCGCCAGGACGGAACCAAAACCGCCCCAGCGGTGCTAATTTTATGCCCGTGCGGATTTTTGACAATGCCGCCGGAAATATAGAAAACGGACAGAAACGCCCCGCCACGCTTTCCGGGCGTCGAGGGAATGCCCCAACACCGACCCCCAAAGAAAAACGCCACCAGCAGCCCCGCAGAGGGCAAAGAAGCAGGAAAGAGCAGAAACAGCCCCCACGCGTGCGCGCGCGTTAATTCCGGGCGCGGTTGAATAAAAAAGAATATACCACCGTATACAACCATACCCAGCAGGACAGAAACGAACGCCAAAGACCCCAGCAGGACAGCCAAAGCAGAAGAACAACGGAGAAGGACGGAGACCACCAGCGGAAAGCACTGACCGGAAAAAAAGAGCGGCGGAGAAAGGAGGGAAGGAGAGTCGCCCGGCGGCCTATGTTCCAGGCCGAACGGCGGACAGACGGCGACCGGCAGCGCCGGCGATCCCCGGCCCCCATGCCGTGACCATCCAGCAGACAGCAGCAGGACCGAACCGAAACAGCCAAAGACGGAGAATTTCACCAAATCCGGGCGCAAAAGTGGACGAAATGAAAGAGAACTTGCAAAAACCAGTACATTTGTTTCCATATTAGGACAATATGGAAAGGAATGTCACCCGGCGGCGGGCGTATTTCCTGCAAAATCCGGCGGAAATGGACGGCACCGGCACCCGCTGACCACTACCGGCACCACCTGACCACCCCCAGGACGGCAACCCGGGGGAGGTTTACAAACCGGAAGGGCAAAGCCTTTTCTCCCTGCTACGCAACTCTCCTCCCCGCTCCCATGTTCCCCTCTCCGACACCAATTCGCGTTTCTCACGCAAGTTACCGGCAAGTTAGGGGTAGGGGGGTGGTTTTGAAACCGGGTCGAAAAAACGAAACGGTCAAAAGGCCGAGGTCGAAAAAATAAAATTTCGGCGGGCGCAAGCGCCATATATGTGAGGGGGAGGTACGACCTTTGTGCGGCGCTGGTGCGAGGGTGCCGGCAAAGTGTTGACACGGATGTTATATGTGGGTGAAAAAGTTTTTCTGCTTCCCTTGACACGGCGATTAGACTACCGGTTGCCAAAGGGCCGGGCGCAAGTGGTCGGCAAGTTAGATCGAGGGAGTGCTTTTGATATGGTGGTAGACATTTTCGGGACTGATAAGAAGTACAGCGTGATTTACGCGGATCCTCCGTGGACGTTTAAGACGTACAGTGCAAAGGGCAAGGAGAAGAAGTCTGCGGAAGCGCATTACCGCTGCATGAGAAAAGAGGACATACAGGCGCTGCCGGTGCAGGGCATAGCGGCGGAGGACTGCGTACTGTTTCTGTGGGTGACTATGCCTTGTTTGGAGGAAGGCTTGGAGCTGATCCGTAAGTGGGGATTTACCTACAAGACCTGTGCGTTTACATGGGTAAAGCAGAACCGGAAGTCGGACGGGCTGTTTTGGGGTCTTGGTTTCTGGACCCGGGCCAACGCAGAGCTGTGCCTGCTGGCGACAAGGGGCAAGCCGAAGCGTGTGAGTAAGGGCGTACACAGTGTGGTGCTGAGCCACGTGCGGGAGCACAGCAGGAAGCCGGATGAGGTGAGAGACCGGATCGTGGAACTGATGGGAGATATACCCCGCATCGAACTGTTTGCCCGCCAACAGGCGGACGGCTGGGACTGCTGGGGTGACGAGGTATAAGTGAAGGTGATTTCGATGACTATGCGGAGGATGGGGGATGTGGCGACGGACGTCCTGCTGGACGAAGTGCTGGGCGGCAGGGTAGATGAAATGCTGCTGGACAGGGACGCGAACCTTGGTGCGCTGCTTCGGCTGCGGCGGCATTTTCCAAAAGCGGCGCTGAAACTGACGGACGATCAGTGGATGTACCTGAGCGAGATGTACGATGGCGGCATGAGCGTGACGGAGATCGCGGCGCTGCACGACGTAAATAAGAGCACGGTCAGCCGGAGCGTGAACCGTGCGAAAAAGACTTTGCAGGACTATTTACAGTTCTGCCTATGACCTATGGCATGGATAGACCGTTGGAACGACCGAAAGGAATTGAAGAATGAGCAAATACAAACGTTATTGGGAGCTGCAAGGAAAGCGAAGGCCGTTTCCTCCTCTGTACGAAGCGGTGAAGATGTACGGGGCGGAAAATGTGTTTTTCGATAAGCCCCAGTACGAAAAGCCAGGACAGTGTCCGTGGTGTGGCGGAGAGGTGAAAAATAAACGGCGCCGCTTCTGCTCCGATGAGTGCCGTGCTCAGTTCGACAACCTGACGGTGTGGAACCGTGGACGGGATCCGTATTCGCTCCGCATTTTGTATCGGGACAACTTCACCTGTCAGGACTGCGGAGAGTTCCACGCCTTTATCAACCGGCACGGCATGGCAATACCCATTGACGATGGGGACATGGAAGTACACCACATACTGCCGGTGGCGCAGGGCGGCGGGGACGAGGCACAGAACCTCGTTTCGCTGTGCCGCAACTGCCACCAAAAACGACACAAGGAACTGAAAGAGGAACAGCCATGAGAGTGAAAATGAACTACAACAACTTGGTCGAGGAGATCGACAGGACGGTGAGCGCAAGCAGGAGCCGGGCGGCAAGAGAAAACGCCTTTGGAATAGGCATCGGGCTTACTTTGCTGAACGGCTATCTCACAGAAATTGCGAAGCGGGCCGTAGAGCTGAACGACGACAAACTGATTGGCCTATGCGTTGATATGGGGATATTGAAACAGGAGGAAAAGGTATGAGCAAGGCCGTGATGATAAGCATTCGTCCCAAGTGGTGCGAGAAGATCGTCAACGGCGAAAAGACGATTGAGGTGCGAAAGACCCGTCCAAAGCTGCAAACACCGTTCAAGTGCTATATCTACTGCACGCTGCCGAAGTACCCGCACGAGGACTTTATTGCAACGGATTATCCAAAGCCGCAGTTTTATGGCGGAGGCAAAGTCATTGCCGAGTTTACCTGCTCCAAAATTGAACTGGTTGTGCGGGGAACCTTTGGCAAATATGCGGGTCGCCTATTTGTCAAAGTGCCTGACCCTGACGGGGGAATAAGGTTTAGCGGCTACAAGGAAATCAAAGCATACGAAAAGCAAATGTGCCTATCTGAAAGTGAGATTGTCGGCTATTTATCACACAGCGAGCCGAGAGGGAGGGGCGGGTATCTTTGGCATATCTCCGCCCTGAAAATCTACGATAAGCCGAAGAAGCTGGGTGAGTTCCAGCGTGCAACTGACCCGTGCAATTCTTGCCATGCAGAATACACATGGGAATGCACAGGCTGCAAAAATTTGAGCGGTGACATTAAGCGCGCACCGCAGAGCTGGTGCTATGTGGAGGAGCAGAGATGAATAAACGACTGACGAAGCGCGACACCGATGGACAGGCAATGATGGACTGCCAGAAGTGCAAAGCGGATTGGACGGGTAAGCATGGTAAGCCGATGGCTGACTGCACTGCGCTGTACTGCCGCAATCGCCTCAAGGATCGCCTTGCCGCCTACGAGGACACGGGGCTGACACCGGAGGAAGTGTCTGAGTTGATTAAAGACTGGAGCGACCTTTGCACTGTTGTTGGGGAGTGCGGTGGGATCGATATGATACGAGAAATCTGCAAGGCAGGCAAAGAGAAAAGATTGGTGGTACTTCCATTCAGGGTGGGTGCCAAGGTATATACGATCTTTTGCGGTGAGGTCGTAGAGAAAACCGCTATTGAGTTCAGAGTGAACGGATTTTCAAAGCCGGGAGTGAGCGCGGTTCTGGCTACGGACACCCTTGCGCAGGCTATCACGCCGCTACGGTTTGCCATTGGTCGAACTGTTTTCCTCACCAGCGAGGAGGCGGAGAAAGTGCTGAAGGAGGTCGAGCAGGGATGATATACACCTTTCATGTGGGAGATTATGTGAGGTTGGAACGTGCCGATGGCACATCCTCCAAGACGCTTACCGGATATGTGTCGTCTTACCAGAGGCCAGGGCGGTTTCACAGCTTCATTTTTAAGTGGGACGATGGGACGCAGACGGGCTGGAGTGGCAATATAGAGGATCTGCCGCAGAATTTTACTCGCATTGGCAAGTACGATTTTGCGTGGCTAAGAGCGGTCAGGGATTGCGGATATGCGGAAAAGGACGAGCTCGACAAGATGAGCTCGACGAAACTGTTGATGATGCCGGAGTACCTGCGCGAGGGAGACTTTGTGGAGACTGTGGATGGCCGAGTGGGGTACATCAAGAGCATCTGCCGGTGTGAGAAATGCCGGGAGCGTGGGTTCTATGAGCCGATCGTACATTTTACGGACGGTGAGGAGGACTGCATCACCAAGTACGAGGCAGAAAACAGCTTCAAGGGCTATAAGCGCATCGGACGGTGGGAGAACGCAAGCGAAGTAAAAAAAGCACAAAAGGTGAAAGAGATCGAGTTCTTGCCCGAAAGCTGGATGGACACTCCCGAAAAGCGCAAGATCAATGAACTTGTATGCGCTGTAAATGAACTGCGAAAGGAGAAACAGAAATGACGGAACGAAAGGTGCTGATCGTCCGCGTGAAGGGCGGTATGCAGATAGCGCAGGGCGTAACCAACCATATCATAGAGGGGCTGGTGCGGGGCGTGCTGGTGCTGCCGGAGGAGGTCACGTCCTACGCCGTTGAGGAGTTTCCTGCGCTGGGCGTGGAAAATGAGGACACCATCTATACGGTCGCACCGGAGGGCGTACCGGCGATAAAAATACTCAACAAGGACGATATTCTCCCCATTGGCACGTTTGTACAGGTACAGGAGGAAAGCGAACAGCGCGATGAAAGCGAAGCCCAGCCAGACCCAGCACCGCAGCCGGCGGAACCCGCCACACCGTTTAAGCCAAAGGGCGCGATGGCGGAGATCAAACGGGATGTTTTTATACGGCTGCAAGCCTACCAGCAAAGAACGAAACTTGGCTGGGCACAGAGAGTGTCCGACGCTACCGGCGGCAAGGTGGCACCTGACGTGGTGCGGCTTGGCCTGCTGGAGGCGCGGGACATCGGCGTTGACCGCTGGAAACTCATCGGAAAGGCGCTGGACAAGCTGGAGGAGGAAATGGAGAAATGAAAATTTATATAGCAGGACGTATCACAGGTAATCCGCATTATAAGGCACAGTTCAAGGCTACGGCGGCCATGCTGCAGGAAGAAGGACACACCGTCCTAAATCCGGCGGAGCTGCCGGAGGGCATGAAGCCAGCGGACTATATGCGTATTTGCTTCGCCATGCTGGAGAGCGCCGATGTGGTTCTTTTCCAGCTCGGATGGCAGGTGAGCAAGGGGGCAAAATTGGAGTACGACTATGCGAGATACATTGGGAAGGACATCATTGCCGCTGACCCTTTTTCACGGGTTGACACTTACGACATCCTCCGCGCTGTAGCTTCCGTTGAGAAAAGGATGCGTGAAAGGAAAGAACTCCCCAATGGATAAAGCCATCTGGACGGTCCGCACCGCCAAATTGTGCCCCAAGTGCATCAAGGAGATGGAAGCGGAGTACATCGTGTACCTGACGCACGAGCAGCAGAGGAACCGCATGAAGGACATAGCCATACACGGCTACTGCGACCGCTGCCACGAGGAAAGCTTTATGCTGCGGATGCGGCAGTACACCATGAACGGCAGGACACTACGGGCGAAGGGGCTGGATAAGAAGTGGAGGGAATACATGGGATGAGCGCGCAAATCGCATTGAACGTAGACTGCATGGAGTATATGCGGACGCTGCCGGATAAGGCGTTTGACCTTGCCATCGTAGATCCGCCGTACTTTACCGGCCCGGAACGCAGAGGGTATTACGGCTGCAAGGTTAGCACCATCGGCGTACACCGGGACTATCCCATATCACCGAAGTGGGACGTGCCAGGCATCGACTACTTTTCCGAGTTGGTGCGCGTGGCGAAAAAGTATATCGTATGGGGATGCAATTACTTTGATGTTATTTTTCCTCCGGGCCGCATCGTTTGGGATAAATGTAACGAAAACAGTTCTTTTTCGGACTGCGAGATCGCGGCAACAAACTGCCATGACAGCGTTCGCATATTCCGCTATATGTGGAATGGGATGTTTCAAGGGAAAAGCATCACGGACGGCACAACGCAGCAGGGCAACAAGGCGCTGAACGAAAAGCGGATCCATCCCACGCAAAAGCCCGTGGCGCTGTACGAGTGGCTGCTGCAGAAGTATGCCAAAGAAGGCTGGCGCATACTGGATACACACTTGGGCAGTGGGAGCAGCAGGATAGCGGCCTACAACCTCGGCTTTGAGTTCGTTGGGTGCGAGATCGAGCCGACATGCTTCCAACTGCAAGAGCAGCGGTTTGCGGAGCATACGGCACAGGTAAGGATGTGGTGAAGATGAAAAGAAAGATAGAAGATCTCGGAACAGGCGGAGCCGGTGGAGTTGGTCCGGCATACATCGCTAATGGTGGTGCCGGCTGCGAGCCTGGATCCGGTGTATGTACGCCCGGTTCAGGAGGCTCCTGTGGAAATGGACGATTTATCTGGCACCGCACAGAGGACGACCGTGCGATGAGATTTTGGAAAAGCGCACCGACCTGCTGCCAGACGCACAACCTCCTTCTCGTGCAAAAGCGCGGAACCGAGATTTACCACAAGTGCTATGTTTGCGGCAGAGACTGGACGGAGCCATTACCAGTAAATCCTATGGAGGCGGTGAAGATAAAACCGCTACCCACGAAATGGGAAAACGGAAAGAAAAAGCCACCGATACCGGAGGGAGCAATAATCGTACATTTGTGAGGAGGACGAGCAGTGAACCAGTACAACAGAAAACCCAGCGAGAAACTGGCGGTATGTCCCCACTGTGGAAGAGACAGCGGGGAGCGCAAAATCGGTATTCATGTACCGGAACGGTACTATGTGCGCTGCGCGAGCTGTGGGTTCACCTTGTCTGGGTGGAGCCAGAGCGCCGCTACGGCAAGCTGGAACAGACTGAGTAAGAAGGTGAGGACATGAAAAGCAAATGCTGTGTCGGCTACAAATGGCACGAGGAATGGACGTGGGCGTGCTTCAATGGGGATAGCCCCTACTGTGCCGACTTTGTGAACTGCGGGTGTCCGCTGTACGAGGAGAAGAAAACCAATGACCAAAAGGGAACAGATAGTCTATAAAACAATGAGCGAGAACATTGCCCGTGCTGGGGAGTTCGGATTATGCCCCGGACCGTTCGTGGCTATGCGGGCAGAGTACCGACGTGTGGTGCGGCGGGAACAGACACACTTCCTGCTGGAGTTCATGCTGCTGACGCTACTGATCTTCGCGCTGATCGCTCCGTGGAGAGCCAGCGCGGACACGCCGCACACCGTTTTGCGGGTGGAGTGGGGCGAAGATGTTGACAGTTATGATACAATCGTAGAAGAGGATCCCGATGAGTCGGAACGCATACTGGAAGCCGTCAAGGCAAAAAGCAACGTGCTGGAGGACTGTATCGTTACCGGTTACTGTGCAGACTGCGTTGAGAAGTACGCGCACATGAACCAGGACGAGTTTGGCCGGGTGTTGACCGCCAGTGGCCAGTGGGTATATCCAGGCTCCTGCGTAGCGACCGACCCGGACGTGATACCGACCGGCAGCACAGTTATCATCGGAGACAAGACATACATCGCCCTGGACGTGGGCGTAATAGGCAAACACGTTGACATACTGATGACCCATGAGGAGGCCGCCGTGGCGGGAGCCAGAAGAGAAACGGTGTGGTGGTGTGAGGAATGAGACGCCATATATTATATAATGTATTTTTACATTATTTGACAATGGACGTAACGTGTTGAGCAGGTTTGCAAGTATGTGATTTTACACACGAAAATGCACACGGATTTCAAAAGTGCTGTGGCGCAGCGGGTTTATAAGAAAAAGTGAGCGTTCGAATCCTTCTCCCGCTGCCAAATGAAGGGAAATCCCGCAGTCGTTGAGACTGCGGGATTTCTTGTTGTTTCAAGGGGTTTGCGCGTTTTTGGCATAAAACTTATCGGTTCGTTTGCCGCTTTTTTGGTGCGCTCTGGAACAGGGGTTTCCTGCGTTTTTACACACGGATTTACACACGAAAAGCGGACCTGGGGCGGTCACAAATTTTCTTTGTAGAAATTTTCCATCTCCCTGACGCGGGCATTTAAGTCGCGGGCGGCAAGGTGAGTATATATTTCGTGCATAACCTTGTAATCTGACCAGCCGCCGATACGCATACATTCCTCCTCCTTGAAGCCGAGACTGTAGGCCAGGGATGCGAAACTATGGCGCAGACCATGTACACCCACCTTGGGAAGTCCGTTTGCTTCGCAAACATCGTTGATCTTGCGCCAGAGCCCGTTTGGCGGCTGGTACGACACACGCTTGCCCTTGGGACCATTTTCATCCTTGAGGAGCTGGCGGAGGCGGGGGATCATAAAGGGAACGACACGATTTGACTTTTTGGTTTTGGGTGTTATCTTCTCCACATACTCGTTCTTTTCGTTCTGCGCGATGACGGCATGAACACGGAAGGAGTCGGACTTAAAATCTATGTCGTCCCATTTGAGGGCCAGCAGCTCTCCGCGGCGCAGACTGTGGAGGGCGAAAAGCGCTTCCTTCTCGAAGGACTTGCCATCGATGGCTTTGCAGAATACGATGATCTGCTCCGGCGTGAGCCACTTATGCTCGGAAACAGGGAGCTTTGGAAGCGTTACTTTTGGAGCGGCGATGCCGTTTTCCTCTAAGACGGATTTAATAAACCCCCAGGCATTTTTCAGCGTTTTTGGGGCGCAGAGCGCGGCCTCCTCGTTTATATACGACTGCCAATCTACCGGCTCGCGTATGTTGACCCCTTGGCAAGACTTGAAGCGGTTTTTCTGATAGATGCGGTAGCCGCGGATAGTGTTGGGAGAGAGAAGGGTACGGCGCGTGATATAATTTTCAATGGCTTCAGAAAGCAGAAGCGGCTGGTCTTTGGCTTTTTTCTGCTGCTCCACAAAGCCGGCGCGGATGGCTTTGGCCTTTGCGATGCAGCGATCCTTGGTAGGTTCGGTGACAGACTGCTGCTCGGCACGGAGATATATGCGCCAGCTGCCGGATGGAAGCTGCTTCGGCTCCGGCACCTTGATAACGCCGTCCTTTTTGCGCTCCCGCACCTGCTTCTGACCGCACCAGGGGCAGAACGTGGCGTTGTCGGGGACTTCACGCTTACAGGACTTGCATTTCGTTGACATTTTGATATTTTCGTGTTACCCTACTGTTGTAGGCTCCTTTCTTTAAGACTCGTGATGGTGTTGGCGGGAATAGAGCTTATATGGAAAAGCCGTCCAATTGGGCGGCTTTTTCTTTTTTTAACAAAAAATCTCAAGAAACTTGTGATATGTGTGCATTGAAACCAGGAAACTTGTGATATATAATGTAGAACACAGTAGAACTTTTGTTCTATTTTTGCTCGATTATATTTTTTGCAGCATCGCGCAGCGCACGGTATCCGATAAGGCTGCACACGCCGATAGAAACTGGCACAAGAAGGATAACAAGCCACGCAAACGTTGTAGGCCCGTTCTGGAGGACAAAGCCAGCATGGGGGTTGCGGAAGTCGAAAAAAAGGTAAACAATTAAGAACAGGGAGAGGATTGCGGCAAAAATTGAGGAAAACACAGACCAGCGCTTGTAATAATCGCGCTGGCGGATAACGGCATCCAAGCGCTGGGTGCAAAGGCCGTTGACCTGCTTCAGGCGTACCACGTCGCCGGAGCTGACGGCGTTATCCAGTTCCAGCTCGTGGATGCGTTCCCGCATGGCGGAGGGGGCAGACGCAGGGGGCTGGATCTCAAACGTCTGATCGGCGGAGATGCCGACGGCTTTCATCACGGCTACAGCATCGTACAACTTTGGATCGCGCTCACCGGACTGCATTTTGCAGACGGCGGAATAGCTGATGCCGGACAGTTCGGCCAGTTCCTCGTTGGTGATGCCCTTGTCCATTCTGGCTTTACGGACAAGGGCAGGGAAGTCCTGAATATACTGCGCGATTTCCTGAATTTCTGACATGATTTCCCCTTTCTATCGGTAACGGATACTATTTCATCCGCTGCGGATCTTATTTCACCCGTAAATTTCCATATTTGGGTGGCAGTTTCTCACATATGGATCGGCCTAAGGGTGCCAATTACCCAAATTGGGGAGCGATTCCCCAAAATGAACGTAGACAGCGGGGCACGCATAGAGTACGATTGAACCAAGCAAACGCCACAAAACGACATACGAGGGGGCAGAGAAATGAACGAACAGGAAGCGAAGAAACTGGTCTCCACCCTGACAATGGAGGAAAAGGTCAGGCTTTACGAGCTGCTATCAGCGCTGCGGCAAAGCCCTGCACCTGCGCCAGTTCAGTAGGCGTAAGAGAACACAGCAACTTAACAAGCGCGGAATCGAGTTCGCTTTCCAGTTGGGAAGCGGGCTCTTTTTCTGTTTCTATCGGAATCAGATACGAAGGGTGGACTTCCAGAAACTCCGCTATCTTTTTAAGCTTTTTGGCGGAAGGAGAACTATCGCCGGTCCTCCACGCGGAAATCGAGCTTCTGTTGATTGGGATGGCAGCGTAAAATTCGCCTTTCGATATGCCTTTGGCTAAAAGCAGAAGTTCGATTCTATCAAGCATTGCGCAATTACGCGCTTTCAGCGCCTCTGTCTGCTCTTTGGTCATTTTTGACATAAAACAATACCTCGCATTATAAGAAGTTACAAAAAGCAATGTTCGGTAAATGTTTGCCTTGACTTCTGCCGTGTGTATGATAAAATGAACATACAGGCAACAAGAGACAAACATACAGGGAGCAAAACGGAAATAACTAACGTAGAATTAGCTATTTCAAAACATCACAACAACAACTTACACCGCTTTCCTGCATTTGTCAAGTAAAATTAGCATTTTAGAGGTGAGAAAGTGGAGAAGAAGGAAAAAACAGCGTTTTTCTACTGCCGCAAGAAGGCGGGCGTCTCGCAGTTGGATGCCGCAAAGCTGCTGGGCGTTACGAGAACGACGCTTTGGGCGTGGGAAACCGGGCAGACAGCGCCTGATGCGCGTGGGCTGCGCCGTATGGCAGAGATCTACGACTGCCGGTTGGCAGACCTGATAAGCGAGGTGAGCCTGACGAAATGAACGAGATGCAGGTATTTAACTACAAGAGTTTTCAAGTCAGAACCGTAGAAATCAACAACGAGCCTTGGTTTGTGTTGAAGGACGTGTGCACGGTACTTGGCATTTCAAACCACAAAATGACCGCACAGCGGCTTGATGTGGATGAGGTCAGCCAGACTTACCTCACCGATTCCCTCGGGCGCAAGCAGGAAACTACCATCATAAACGAGAGTGGTTTGTACCATGTGATACTCCGCAGTGACAAGCATGAGGCGAAGCCCTTTCGCAAGTGGGTCACATCGGAAGTCCTACCCTCCATTCGTAAGACGGGCGGCTATGCGCTGCCAAAGGATTACCCCGCCGCCCTCCGCGCCCTTGCCGATGCCGAGGAGCAGAAGCTGCGGCTTTTGGCAGAGAATCAGCAGCAGGCGCAGGTCATCGCCGACTTTGAACCTATCCGGCAATATGTGGACACCATCCTGGAGAGCAAGGGTGCTATGGCTACCTCGCAAATCGCGGCGGATTACGGCCTGACGGCGCAGAAGCTCAACAAGATTCTCCACGAGGGCGGCGTACAGCGCAACGTGAACGGCCAGTGGCTTTTGTATGCCAAGTACATGGGCAGGGGCTATACCAAGTCTAAGACCATTCAGATCACCCGCTCGGACGGACGGCCTGACTCCATTATGCAAACGCAGTGGACGCAGAAGGGGCGGCTCATGATCCACGAAATTTTGACTGCCCGTGGCATCGAGGCAGTCATGGACAGGAGGGTAAGGGTATGCCGAGAGTGAAGCCCTTGGGTGTGAACCCAACGGAGCAGAAGATCGTGGCGCTGCTGTACGGCGCGATGGAGACAGAGGGCGTGCAGAAGCAGGAACTGGCCGCAGCATTGGGAATGACCCCCAAGACGCTGCGGCAGCGGAAGAAAGACCCGCTGGACTTCACGGTGCGGGAGCTTCAGAAAGCCTGCCGGGCGCTGCACATCCCCATAGACGACCTGCGGTCGGCCATCACGCTATGAGCTGGCGGTGCAGGATATGCGGCGTGAGGTTTGACGCGCCGGTGATCCGGGAGAGGAAAGAGAACTTGGACGGGGAGAACGGCATAGAGGTACGCCGGGATATGTATTGTCCGGTGTGCGGAGAACCGTACATAGAGGAGGACAATGATGAGCAGGACCAGAAGTGAGCGCCGGCGTGACTGGAAGTGGAAGGTACTGCTGGGCGTGAGCGCCTTTCTGGCGTGGGGCATCATCGGAGAAGTGGAGAACGGCGGCTCGCTGTGGATGTTGCTTCTCGCGGGAGCCGCCCTGGTGGGCGCGTGGACAAGCTGTAAAGCCCTGGGGCTTTTCAGGTAAGGGAAATGGAGAGAATATGGCGGGAATAAATCTTACGGCGGAGCAGGTATTCGCCATCAATATGGCGCTGTCGAAGGGGCAGCGGGTAGAGATCATCCCTCTCAAGGATCGGATAAAGGTCGTCGCGGTGAAGCGGGAAGAGCTGAAAACCAAATAGTGTACCCCGCCTAAGTCAGTTGGCGGGAAGGGCGGAGCGTCGTCGAGTGGTTCGGAAATTCCGAACTGCTTGGCGGCGCTCTTTTTGTTTGCAGGAAGGAGATGGAGAAAAACGGAACGGCTGCACTTTGAGAACCGGGAGGACTGGCTGAAAGGACGTATGCAGGGCATAGGCGCCAGCGAAGCCGCAGCGGTGGTGGGGATGTCCCCGTGGATGTCGAAGTTGGAGCTGTGGCGGCTGAAGGTGGGCGCGGAGAAAGCAAAGGATCTGAGCGGCAGCGCTGCGGTGAGCCGTGGCGTGCGGATGGAACCGGTGCTGCGTGGGCTGTACACGGCCATACACCCGGGACGCACAGTGGACTATTACCCCTACGACATTCTGTACCAGAAAGAACGTCCCTTTATATTCGCCACGCTTGACGGAGAAGTCACTGACGAGCGAGGCCGGAAGGGCATTTTGGAGATAAAGACCAGCTCACCAAACGGCAAAGCGGGATGGGCGAAGTGGGACGGGCAGATACCCAGCCACTACTATTGCCAGCTCCTGCACCAAATGCTGGCGACCGGGTACGAGTTCGTAGACCTGATGGCAAGCCTGGAAAACATGGACGGCGATCTGAGCATACGCACCTATCACTTCGAGAGGGCGGAACAGGAGACGGACATGGCGTGGCTGCTGGAACAGGAGACGGACTTTTACCAAAACAATGTGCTCAACGGGGTACCCCCTGCGGCAATATTACGACTTTAAGTGAAAAACGAAAGGAGAAATGAAATGGCATTTCGAGTGACCGTGCTGGACATGGAAACGGGAGAAGAGCGCGTATTCGTGCGGAACGCCTGCGGCGTGATATGCGCGGCGGTGATGCCCAATGAGGGCGGGGAGGACAAGTATGACGGCGTGGCCGCCGCCAACGTAGCCGAAAACGTACCCATCGGCACGGTGGGGCTGCTGGTGCGCCTGACGGAGAACGCCGTAAAGCTCGTTACCGAGAAGGACAGCCGCATCCGCCAGAAGATGGCGGAGGATGACGCGGCATGGGCTGCGGCACAGGCGGAGAAGGAAGCCACCGCAAAGAAGAAGTCCGCCCCCAAGAAGGGCGGCAAGCGCACGGCCAAGAAGGAGGGCAAGTGATGAAACTGAAACTGACGATGACCAACGCCGAGACAGGCGAGGTACTGCACGAGGAAACAGACCTGAGCTTTGCCATGATGTGCTTCGGGCGCAAGACGGAGGAGGGGATGGATTTCCAAGCTGTGACGCGGGGAGAAAATATGACCGCCGCGGACTTTGCGCATTGCCTGGCCGGCGTTGACAACGCCGTGGAAAAGAACCTCCGCGACAACAAAGCCGTGTGTATGGCCTACACGCTGGTCAAGCTTGGCGTACTGGGAAAGATCTTAGACGCGAGCGCAGAAGCGCGGCCCGTAGAGGGCGCTGCCGATGCCAAGAAGGAGGGTGAGCAGGCATGATCGTAAAGGCGATGTATCACAAGCCGAAGCTGAACGGCTACGGCGGACAGGCGTACACCTTCCTCACCGAATTGCCGCTGCACCCCGGCGACAAGGTTCTTGTCCCCGGCGGCGAGGGCGCGGAGAAGAAGGCCGTCATCACAGAGGTGGACCTGCCGGAGAGCGCCATTGACCCGGCGTGGGCGGACAGGGTGAAGCACATCACCAAGTACGACGCGGAGGTGACGGCATGAGTATCGAAACTGCGTTGCAAACCCCTGTCAGAAAGTGGGTAAGACATTATGAACATGATTGAGTTCCGTATCACAAGTGATTTGCAGGAACTCCGCAAACAGGCCATTGAGGCTAACTTCGAGGAAACAAAGGCGTGGCTGACGGAGAACCTGGAGCCCCTGCGGACGATGGCGGTGACACCAGAGAGCACGGCGCAGGCGAAGCAATATCGCGCGACGGTGAGGAAGATCCGGGATCACATCGACGAGAGCCGCAAGATGGCAAAGGCGGCGGCACTGGAGGCGTACAGCAGTTTTGAGACCAAGTGCAAGGAACTGACCGCCCTGTGTGAGGAGACCGCGGGTGCGCTGGACGTGCAGATCAAGGCGATGGAGGAGGCGGCGGAGCAGGAGAAGAAAAATCGCCTTGCTGAATACTTTGCCCAGGTGGTGGGCGACATGGCGGAGTGGCTGACCTTTGATGACTGCTTTAATCCCAAGTGGCTGAACGCCACCTACGCCGAGAGCACGGCGTGGATGGATATAAACGCCGCCATAGACCGCTGCCGCGCCGATTTGAACGCCATTCGTGCGCTGCACAGCGAGTTCGAGACCACGCTGCTGGACGAGTACACCCGCACCAGGAACATCAGCGCGGTGCTGGTGAAGAACGAGACACTGGGCCGCATGAAGGCCGCCGAGGAAGAGCGAAAGCGCAAGGAAGCGGAGGCCGCGGCGAAGTACGAGGAGCAGAAAGCCGCCTGTGCTGCTGTCCGCATGGCGTCCGCCGGTGACGCTGTAATTGAAGAACACAGTGAAGTCGGACAGGTCATCGCCACCGTGGAGTGCGAAGCATTTGAGCGTGCCGTGTCTGAGCCGGAACCTACCTACACCGTGGATTTCCGCGTATTCGGTACGGCGGCGCAGTTGGACGAGCTGCGTGTGTACATGAGGACTAAGGGCATCCGCTACGGGCGTGTGCCGCAGGAGTAAGGGAGGAGAAGGAACATGAAAACGCAGAATCAGACGGGCTTTACGCAGATGGCGCAGGCCAAGAAGCCCACATTCAGCATGGCGATCACGGCGCCCAACACCCAGCAGATGATCTCGCGGGCGCTGAAGAACGACAAGATGGCGGCGCGGTTTACCAGCACCCTGATCGGCGCGGTGAGCGCCAGCGAGACGCTGAAAGCCTGCGACCCCGGCACCATCATTGCCGCCGGCCTGCGTGGCGAGGGCATGGGCCTGATTTACGGACACGGCTACTACATCGTGCCCTACGGCAGTGTGGCGACCTACCTGATGTCGTACAAGGGCTACATACAGCTGGCCATGTCCACAGGCTACTACGCGGACATCGACTGCGTAGAGGTGCGCGAGGGCGAACTGGAAGGGCGCTCCCGCCGCACGGGCAAGCCGGTCATCAACCTGGCCAAGTACGACACAGACGAGGAGCGCGAGAGCCACAAGGTCATCGGCTACTACGCCTACTTCGAGCTGAAGGACGGAACGTTCCGCTACGAGTATTGGAGCATGGACAAACTGCTCAAGCACGCGGACCGCTACTCCCCGGCCTTCAAACTGGAGAAGTACAACGCCCTCATCAATGGCGAGCTGGACGCCAAGGAGCAGACCAAACTGCTGAACGGTACGCCCTGGTACGACGTGAACGGCGGACAGGACAAGATGTGCCGCAAGACCATGATGCGCCAGCTGCTGAACAGCGGATATGCACCGCTGAGCAACGAGGTACGCAGCTACTTCAACGAGGACAGCGACGATACCGTGGTGGCCACGGGGGACGGCGCGGATACCGATTCGGTCATCCCCACTACCGGACACGTGGTGGAGGACGATACCCTTACCGTAGAGCAGGAAACAGCCACCACCAGCCCCACAGCGCCCCCTGATAGCGCCGCAGAGCCGAAGACGGGTAGCGACACCGCCCAGACCCGCAAACGCACACAGAACCCCGCAGAGGGCAAGACGGAGGCGAAGGACTACTCCGCAGGGTTCTTTGGGGAGGGCGAGCAGTAATGCCTCTATTCGTTCGGAAGCGTCTGGACGGAGAGGGCAAGGCTGACGGAAGCCAGTACATGATCTGTACCGGCTCCGTCAGCCGGGATCCCCGGATAGGCGCGATACCCAAGAACAACCTGCCGAAGGTGGAGTTCGGCATGGGCTACGACAGCAAGCAGTTTATGAACGTGTGCGCCGTGGGTGACAACGCCGCCACGAAGCTGAGTGCGTGCCTGGAAAAGGGCGATGTGGTATGCGTGGTGGGCACATGGCGGCAGAAACCGTACACCACCAAGGACGGCGAGGCAAAGGTGTGGAGCGAGCTTCGCGCAGACCATGTGATCCCTTTGGGAGCGCTGGAAACGCTGCTGCAGGTGCCGGTGGAGGTATTCCTACGGCTGGCGGATCTGCTGCCGCAGCTGGAAAAGCTGTGCGCCGGAGAAACTCCCACCGGACAGCCCAGCAGGACGCAGAACACCGCGCAGCAGAGCGCGGCGGCACTGCACGAGATGGAGGATGACGAGCCGCTGCCCTGGGACCGGGACGGCGCGGACGAGGACTACGACCTGGGCATTTGAGGGAGGTAAGAGGACATGAAAATTATCTGCACGAAGGAAGAATTTGCCGCGATGCTGGAGGTTTGCGGTGATTGCATAAGGGGCGATACCTGTAAAGTGTGCCCCCTATACAGCGCGTGCGGGGGCAGCAAAGGCATCGTTAAACTCTGCGAGATTGGGGAAGCGGACTGCTCGCAGCAGCAACGCGCCGAACAGCCCAGCATTTTTGATATTGTGTGTTGTGACCATGAGGTAAAGGAAATGCTGATTCGCCAGTGCATCAGCGACCAATATGAGGACAACTGTAAATGCTGCGTTCTGCGTGGACTTTGCGGTTGCGGCAAGGACGAGGACAATGGTGGAAAGTCTGCGGATATCACAGAATTTTTGAAAGTCTGGGGGGAGAGGGACTGATGGCGACACGGAGGATGTTTACCAAGAGCGTCACGGATGATGACCATTTCATGGAAATGTCATCCTCCGCGCAAGCTCTTTACCTTCACCTCTCGATGGCCGCAGACGATGACGGTTTTTGCAACCAAGTCTCCGCCTCCATGTTTAAGGCGCACGCCAGCGTATCGGATCTCGAAACCCTGCTGAAATGCCGTTATATCTACCAGTTCGAGAATGGCGTGATCGTCATCAAACACTGGCGTATGGCGAACGCACTGCGAAAAGACAGGTACACGCAGACCCGTTTCAAGGAGGAATTATCGCTGCTTACGCTTGAAGCGAACGGCGCGTATACGGTGGATGACAACGTGGCGGAGAAAAGCGGGTACAACGTGGTACCCAAGTGGTTGCCGGATGGTTGCCATGTGGTTGCCGACTGTCTGCCACAGGTTAGGGTAGAAGAGGATAGTGTAGGTAAGGATAGGTTAGAAGATATATCTACAGGCTCTAAAGAGCCTGTGTGTCGGACAAGTGATGTCCGACGCATCGTGGCAGCGTGGAACGAAACCGGATTGACACAGGTGATGAAGGTAACGGCGGAGACCAAGCGGGGACGGGCGCTGAAAGCCCGCATCCGGGAAAACGGCGTGGACGGTGTACTGAAAGCCATTGAGAACGTGAAGAACAGCCCGTTCCTGAAAGGCAAAAACAAGCGCGGCTTTGTGGCTAGTTTTGACTGGCTCATCACCAGCCCGGACAACTTTCAGAAAACACTTGAGGGGAACTACACGCAGGAGTTTAGCCCCGAAAACGACAGCCCCGCTGTTGACCACGCCAGCGAAGCCTATCAGATCGCCCAGTACCTGGCGCAGGAGAAATCCCGTGACAACCCCGGCAGGGCACAGCCCACGGAGGCGGAAATGCAGAAGCAGGCCGTGGCGCTGAACGAACTGCACGAGCAGAACGGCGTGGCGTGGGACACGATAGACAACGTGCTGTACTTCGCACTGAACAGCCAGTGGTGGGGAAAGAAAGTGCAGAGCACCTATGACATGAAGCGGTATTTCAACGAGATATTTGCCGACATGGTGAAAGAGCAGGGCGCGGTGAGGGAGTGAGAGATCTATGGAGATAGGCGTGATCGAGAAAGCTCCGGCGGCGGAGGCGGCGCTGTGGCAGCAGGACTACTCCGGGGACGCAGAACGGGCGGTGATCGGTTCAATGCTGATCGACGCGGCGTGCGTAAAGGACGTGCTGAACGCGGTGGAGGCTGACGACTTCTACATCAACACCAACCAGGAGGTATTCACCGCCATACGGCGGATGCACGTGGCGGCGAAGCCCATAGATGGGTTGACCGTGGCCAGCGAATTGGAGCGGGAGGGTCTGTACAGCAGCGAAACGCGCAACTACCTGCTGCAGTGCATGGAGATCACCCCAACAAGCGCCAACGTGCTGGAATACGCCGGGATCGTGCGGAAGAAGGCGGAGAAGCGCCGCTTCACCAAGGCGGTGATGGAGGCGCTGGCCACGGATGAGGACCCGCAGGCGGCGGTGGCGGCGATATGCCACCAGAAGATGCGCTCACGCCGGGGCGGACGGCTGAAAACCATGTCGGATGCCATGAGCGAGGCCATGAGCAGCATCAGCGGCAAAAAGGAGGGGCGGATAGACACAGGTTTCCCCCTGCTGGACGCGACGCTGAAAGGGCTGTGGCCGGGACAGCTGATCCTTGTGGGCGCGAGACCGGGCTGCGGAAAGAGCGCCATGTGCATGGAGATGACGGAAGCCGCCGCCATGAAGGGCAAGACGGTGCTGCACATCACGGCGGAGATGCTGGCCGGAGAGGTGGGCGAGAGACTGCTGGCCAAGCGGGCGGACGGCGTGACTATGGACCAGCTCATTGACGGGATGCCGGAGGATGAGGACTTGTGGGCCAGCGTGGCTGAGGCGGCAAGCTGGGAGAGCCGGCTGCCGGTGTACTTCTATGACGGCCCGGATGTGACGGTGAGCCGCATACGGGAACTGGCACTGGGCATAGACGACCTGAAAATGATCGTGGTGGACTATCTGGGATTGATGATCGGCGAAAAGGACAAAAAAGCCGAGAACCGCAACTTGGAACTGGGCGGCATAAGCCGGGAGCTGAAACTGCTGGCGTCAGAGCTGGAGATACCCATTGTGGCGGCGGCGCAGCTGAGCCGCACGGTGAACGAAACGGACAAGCCGAAGCTGAACTCCCTGCGCGACAGCGGCGAGCTGGAACAGAACGCGGTGAAGGTCATATTCCTTTGGAAAACGGATCCGGGGGACGAGACACAGGTGGGATGCACGGTGGCAAAGAACCGAAGGGGCCGCACAGGGGACGTGAATTTTTATTTCGACGGGTCGAAGATGACCTTTACGGAATTGAGCTATCGGACAGACAACGATGAGCCGGCCGACAAGTTCCACCAGCGGCCACGGAGGCGGCGGCTGGAAATGGGCACGGTGGAGGGGGACTGAAGCGCATGGGACTGACGATGGAGGACATAGGCCGCTTCGGGCAGAAGGCTCAGGCGCAGATATTGCAAAAAGTACAGGCGCAGCAGGCGGCACAGAAAGCAGCACAGGAGACGGAAAAGGCCAAAAAGCCGAAGAAAGGCAACAAACTCCACGCCGAGAAAGTGGACATGACCATGCCGGACGGCACGCTGATGCACTTCGATAGTAAGCGGGAGACGCGGCGGTACATGGACCTTTGGCTGATGCAGAGGGCCGGTGAAATATCCGGACTGCGGACGCAGGTAAAGTACGAATTGATACCGAGGCAGGTACACAAGGACGGCACGAAGGAGAAAAGCATAGAGTACGTGGCCGACTTCGTATACGAGCAGGGCGGCGAGACGGTGGTGGAGGACAGCAAGGGCTTCCGCGACACCAGCAGCGCCTCATACAGGCTATTTGTGATGAAACGAAAGATGATGCTGTATTTCCACGGCATCACGGTAAGGGAGGTTTAGAACATCATGTACGCAATGCAGGGAACGATGAGCGTCGGCGCATTTATGCGGAGCCTGGGCAGCGCCAAGGCACCGTGGCTGACGGTGGATGCCGCGGCGGAGAGCCGGCGGCAGGAACATTGCGGAGAGACAGGACGATTTTTGAGCGGCGCGGTGGAGGACAGCCAGCATGAGCCGCAGGAGCGCATAGACACGTGCATGAACTGCCCGTACCCGGAGTGCCGCAACTGCTGGGAGCAGGCGCGGGACCGGAAGCGCAAGCGGAAGCAGTCAGCTCGGGAACTGGCAGACAGCCTGCGCCTGCGCCGGTGCGGGGAGGTGTAAGGCCATGACGACGGTGTATATGATCGTGTCGCGGGACAAATACCGGCTTCCCCGCTGGTGGGGCACCACCACGGCGGAGCTGGCGCGGCGTTCCGGGCGGTCCTACGCCAGCACACGAAGCGCGATATGCAAAGCGTATCGAAACGGCGGACGGTTCGGGTGCTATGAGGTGGTGCACATTTCGGAGGACGACGGGAATGGGTAAACAGCATTTGAGCAGAGACGACCGCATCTTTATGCGTGGCAAGCTGCAAGGCACACGGGAGAACATGGACATGGTGGCGATGGTGCTGATGGACAAATGCGGCTGGCACGTCCAAGAGGAGACATCGGACAGCCGGGACACGCAGCGCATTGCGTACCTGTACGAGTGCCTGGAGAAGCTGGCAGAGGAGATAAACGAAGGCCGCATCAAGCGGAAGCACATCAAGGATGTGCTGAAGGACGAGTGCGGCGTTGTGTTTGGAGATTAGGAGGCGATTGAGATAAAGCATTTGGGAGACATCTGCAAGATAAACGGTGCGGAGATCGAACCGGTGTGGTGCATCACCGGCGGCAGCCCGTGCCAGGATCTATCCATCGCCGGGAAACGCGCCGGTTTGGCGGGAGCGCGAAGCGGCCTGTTTATGGAGCAAGTACGTATCGTAAAAGAAATGAGGGAGGCGGACAAAAGGAATGGACGGACAGGTGACATGGTTAGACCTCGGTATCTCGTGTGGGAAAACGTGGTCGGCGCCTTTAGCAGCAACAAAGGAAAAGACTTCGCAGCCGTGCTCGAAGAGATCATCAAAATCGTCGAGCCGGAAGCCCCCGGTATTGAAGTGCCTGAAAAGGGCTGGCCTACCTGGGGAGGGTATCACGATGAAGTGGGAGGACGATGGAGCGTGGTGTGGCGAACTCACGACGCGCAATACTGGGGAGTGCCCCAACGCCGCCGTCGTATCTCGGTTGTCGCAGATTTTGGAGGAGACACCGCATCCGAAATACAATTTGACTCCAAAAGCCTGCCAGGGGATATTGCGGAGAGCGGAGAGGCGGGGGAAGGATTTGCCGAAGCTGCTGAAAGCGGTTTTAATCCGGCAGTCGCAAGGAGCCTCACCGCAAGAGCGGACGGAAGCCCATGCGCCGACAGAGGCCCCAACATCGTATGCAGTCCGCATCAGGGGGGCTGTGACGGAGGAGGAAAAGGCGCGTTAGTGCAGACGGAGAAAAGCGGAACGCTGGGTACGGGAAACGATCAGACAATTTTCCAAAGTTGTATAACTCCGTGGGATTGCCAAAGCAAGCGCATTTTTGACACAAACGGAAAATCTCCCACACTGCAAGGCGGCATTGGCGGAGGGGTAAATAATCCTGCGATATTCTGCATGGCCACACAGCAGGGCGGCGCGGAACTGCGGACAGACGACCGCGCGCCCACACTGACCGCAGCGGCGGGCATGAGCGGGAACAACCAGCCGGTGGTATGCGCCGGTTTTAAGCTGGGCAACAGTGAACAGGCGCGGAGCATCGGCTATCAAGAGGAACTGTCCCCTACACTGAACGCCGAGTGCGGCGGGAATAAACCAGCTGTGGTGGCTCCGGCGGCGATGGCATTTGACACCACGCAGATCACCAGCAAGGAGAACGGAAGTCAGCCTGAGTTCGGCAAACCGTGCCACACACTGAACGCGAACGCCCATGTGCCGTGCGTGGCGCTGGACATGACACACGCCTGTGACGTCATCCGCGAGTGCGGAGAGCAGGTCCCGGCGTTACAGGCGCGAATGGGAACAGGCGGAAACAAAGTGCCGCTTACATACGGCATCGGCAACGGCCAAGCCAACGAAGCTGGCATTATGGCGGAGGAAGTCAGCCAAACGTTGAACACCATGCACGATGCTCAAGCAGTGATGTGTGAGGACGTGAGCCACGCGCTGCGGACAAAGGCTGCCTGTGCGTACCAGGAGGACGCGGAGACATACCCGGTGCAGAATATGGTGGTGCGTCGATTGACGCCGTTGGAATGTACCCGCTTGCAGGGATACCCGGACGGATGGGTGGACATTGGCGACTGGACGGATGAAAAGGGCAAGAAACACAAGGATGCAGACAGCCCGAAGTACAAGGCGCTGGGCAACTCCATCGCCCTGCCATTTTGGGACTGGATGCTGCGGCGCATGGCGCGGTATCTGCCGGAGGACGCGACGCTGGGTAGCTTATTTGACGGCATTGCGGGGTTCCCGCTGATCTGGGAGCGCATACACGGGAAAGGTACGGCGCGGTGGGCAAGCGAGATCGAGCCGTTTCCCATCGCGGTGACAAAGAAATGGTTTGGGGAGAAATGACATGACAAAGAAAATTCTTGATGCCACCTGTGGGTCTTGGACGATATGGTTTAACAAAAGCCATCCTGCCGCAATATACTGCGATGCGCGGGACGAGGAATATACGGGTATTTGGAAAAGCACAAACCACAGTTCTGAACGAACCTGCGTCGTGCATCCAGACATACAGTGTGATTTTACGGATCTTCCGTTTTTGGACAACACATTTTCTCTTGTCGTTTTTGACCCGCCGCACCTTCGCCGCGTTGGAGAAAATGCGTGGATGCGGAAGAAGTACGGACAGCTCGGCGAGAACTGGCGCGAAATGCTGCATGACGGATTTCAAGAGTGTATGCGCGTATTGAAGCCTGACGGCGTACTGATTTTCAAATGGGCTGAAACTCAAATACCCGCCGCAGATGTTTGGGCGGCAATCGGAGAACGTCCTCTGTTTGGGCACCACAGCGGGAAGAAGTCACAGACATTTTGGGGATGTTTTATGAAACTTGTAGGGGAGGAATGACATGACAAGAGATGAGATCGTGACCGCGCTGCGGTGCTGTGCCGAGGGAGAGTGTCATGGCTGCACACTCCACAATGACACGCAGCGTTGCCAAGAACGAGTGTTGGATGCCACCGCTGACCTGATCGAGAACCAGCGGCGGCACATCGAGGCGCTGATGAAAGCCAACGACAGCCTGAAGGACGCCATTGCGCGGCGGGATAAGCAGATAGAGGACATGAAGCAGGGGATGGCACAGCTGGCAAAGGCTGTGGCGGTGAAAGAGGAACACGATGGATCGGTTGACTACGTACAGCAAGGAAACCACGCATGAAAACGGCGTATGTTGCACACATTTTCTCGGCCCCGAATGCATCGGAGTTGGCGGGAACTGCGCCATGAATTGCAAGTGGGAAGAAGCGGCGTGGAGCCTCCTTGCCGCCTACGAGGACACAGGGCTTGCGCCGTTGAATGTGAACAACATGAAGGTGGCACATGGCAATGCGCTTTCCACCATTTCGGAGTTGAGAAAAGCATTGGTTGACAAGCGCGAGGAGTTAAAAACTGCTTACGACAGCATTTCGCAATTGGATGGTGCCAATAGTAGTTTGATGGCCGCAAACTCGAAGCTGGCGGCAGATCGGAAAGCCCTTATCAACGAGCTATGCCAATACTGCGGGAAGTACAAACAAGCACACGAGGGTGCCTGTGACGGGTGCAAATGGAGGGAAATTTGATGGCAGTGGTGGATATTTTTACTACCGACAAGAAATATAACGTTATTTATGCCGATCCGCCGTGGCAGTTCAGCAGCAAAGAGGTGCAGCGATACAATGGAAACAGGTTTAGACCTCTTGAAACGGTATATGGGACAGAAAAGGCTTCCGTCATGGAGACTTGGGACGTTAAACGCATTGCGGAGAAAGACGCAGCACTGTTTATGTGGTCTACGGACGCGCACCTTGAGGAGGCTATACGACTTATGAAAGCATGGGGGTTCAAGTATGTGACAGTGGCTTTCGTCTGGTCAAAAAAGACCAAGAACGGCAAGCAAGTGTCTACGCTTGGGGCATGGACAATGAAGAATTGCGAACTTTGCCTGCTTGGGACGAGGGGCGGGATGCTCAAGAACAAACGATCCAATTCTGTACGCCAGTTAGTAGAAGCCGAAAGAACAGAACACAGCAAGAAGCCCGATTGCGTCAGAACCCTCATCATGGAATTGTTTGGAGATATACCCCGCATCGAACTGTTTGCCCGCCAACAGGTGGACGGCTGGGACTGCTGGGGGAACGAAGTGGAGGAGAAGTAAATGGATGCTGTGAAGTTTATCAAAGAACGCGACCGAATGTGCCGCTTTTACCACCATGCCGGGGACTGCTATCAATGCCCCGCAAAAGACTGCGAGTGTAGTGCATTGGAGGGAATGGTTGATGATGACAACATTGTGACCATCGTCGAAGAATGGGCTGCTGAGCATCCTCGTAAAACAAGACAGAGTGTGTTTTTGGAACAGTGGCCAGATACACAACTTGACAAAAAGGGTAATGTTATCATTTGCCCTAAACAGTTATGCAGAGGTGAAGAGTTTAACAAACTCATAGCTGCTTGTCGTGGAACGAACTGCTATGAATGCCGACGTAAGTTCTGGGGGAAGGTGGTGCAGTAGTGGGCTGGTTATATGCCTTGCTCGGCGTGTACTGTATTGCGCTGCTTATTACCGCCATACACACGATGTATAAGAAGCGGAGCTGCACTGTCTTTGCAGTTTTTGTCGCGGTTTACGTAGCGGCAATAATTGCCATTGTGGTATCAGAGATATGCGGATGAGGAGGTGGAGTGATGGAAAATCTGTTGCAAAACATCGCCAGCGGGCTGTGGATCGTGTTGGGCGTGTACTGTTTCTTCGGACTGAGAAAGTGGAACAAGCGCTTCAGCGAGTTGTATGACGAACTGAAATGGGAGGTGGAGTGATGGAACGACTGACGAAGCGCGACACCGATGGACAGGCAATGATGGACTGTGAGAAGTGCGAAGCGGATTGGACTGGTAAGCATGGTAAGCCGATGGCTGACTGCACTGCACTGTATTGCCGCAATCGCCTCAAGGATCGCCTTGCTGCATATGAGGACACGGGGCTGTCTCCGCAGGCGTGCGCTGAGGCAAGGGAAGCCGGAAATGTGCTTTCAACCTGTGACATATCCTTCGGAAGGCTTGCGGAACTGCTGACAGCCGACAAGGACGGTCGGCTGGTGGTGCTGCCGTCTAACAAAGCGTTGACCAATGCAGACCGTATGAGGACTTCGACAAATCAGCAGTTGGCGAAGCAGATTTACGATACCCAAAAAGAGCTTTGCAGAATGCTGTACAAAAAACTTGGGTTTGAAGATGAATTGAATTTTTCCGGGGATTACTCGGATATCTTAGCTTGGTTAAACTCCCCATCGAAGGAAGCGGAGAAAGCATTGGAGACGATGAAGGATGGCTGAATTGAAGCGCTGCCCTGAGTGCGGTGGAGTTGCAACCGTCATCCATATGTACGATACCTACGATAGAGCAGACTTTGGGTGGGATGCCGGTTGTGGGAGATATAGGGCTTGTGATGGCCTCCACACAAAGAAGATGAAAGTATCTGGGCTGCCCAGCAAAGAAAAAGCAATCGAAGCATGGAACAGGAGGGCTGACAATGGCTGAATACATAGAGAAAAATGTAGCAATCGCGCGGTTAACGGCGTTAGAAATTGGCAATACTTGCGCTACGATGACGGATGCAAAACGGCAGATTGCCGATACTCGTTCTGCTGACGTTGCCCCGGTGGTGCATGGCAAGTGGATAGTCCGATTTGACGGCCCATATAATCGTCGTAGATGCTATTGCTCGCATTGCGGCAAACATAACGGGGTTGGTGGCATAGCTCAAAACCAAGAGAAGCCGTACTGCCCAAACTGTGGTGCGAAGATGGATGGTTCGGCATGAAGATATACAAAAATCCGTGGGTGACGCGGGAAAGCTACTTCGTAAAAACCGGCGCGGCAAGATCGGCAAAAATGGAAGCGGCGAAAAGCACTGGCTATTCCGTTGACTTCTGGGACGGCAAATGGAAGGTACGCAAGGCAACGTACTATAACAAATCTTTGGATGAGATGCCTGTGGTGTGCGAGAACAAAGTGAGCATACAGGCGGTCATCGAAAAGGCTGTATTGGACGCGGTGCGTGGCTTTGCTGGGGGCGGAAAGTCGGATGGAGAGGAAACGCCGCAGGCGGGGTGGCTTCCGGTATACGAGAGCGAGATAACCGGGTGGGACCCCGCGCTTGCAGGGCGCGATCCAATCGGCGGCTACGCTTGCTCGAAGTGTGGTTATGAGGCGGTGTATAGCTGCAACGATGAATACGTTTTGTCGGATTATTGCCCCGGCTGCGGGGCGCGGATGGACGGAGAGGAGACACCACACATGATGGCATTTGACCCCGCAAAATGGGGAGACACGGAGCTGGAGAGGTGGAACGGCGTGGTGACGGCCATGCGGGTGAAGATGCACCAGTATATTGGCTGCGCAGGGACGACACGGTGCCCGGAGGAGTGCCGGTATAAGCACCTGTGCGCGTGGACGAGGGACGTGCAGATCATGTGCGGAAAGGAGCTGAACAGGCGGCGTGGAGAACGGAAATAACTATGCGCCGAAAGCGGTGCTGTACGCGCCGTTTGAACTGCTGAAAAGGATCCTGCCATCGCGGGAGAGCGTGGCACCGGAGGAACTGAAGGAATATGACCGCTTTGTGGGCAGCAAGGGCGCACTGGGAAGCGAGTACGAGGAGTTCCTGAAAAAAGTGTACGGCTGCAGCCATGAGTGGGGCGAAACGGTGCAGGAGGACGCATGGCTCGATCTGCGGAGCCGGAAGTGCCGGAAGTGCGGAATCATACACTGCCAGATACGGGACGGGGATCTGGTACTGGCAGAATACTACGAAGAGAGACCGGAAAAGGAGAGATAACACATGAAAACCATCAGCAAATATGAGGCATACGCCATAAAGGCGCTGCGGACGATGGGCGTGAGGGAGGACCTGGCAGGCTTCGACTACACGGTGGAGGCGGTACGGCTGGTGCTGGAGGGCGCCGTGGAAAGGCCGATACAGTGGACGAAGAAGGGCGGCGTGTACGAGAAGGTGGCGGAGAAGTTCGGCATGAGCGACTGGCGCGGTGTGGAGAGGTGCATACGCTACACCATAGATATGCTGAAAAAAGAGGGAGACTCGAAGAACTACCAGAAGGTGCTGGACGTGGCCGCGGACAGCAGCATGAACGTGGGCGCATACACCAGCGCGGTGGCCAACTATGTAAGGCTGCAAGCCTATGAGGAGAGCCGGATGGTGGACCTGTCCCCGGCCATAGGGTACGCGCAGAAGGGCATGGCGCAGGTGCTGGTGACAGGACGGGATCTGGATGTGCAGCTGCTGACGCAAAAGGTGGATGTGCCCCTGATCGTGCCGGAGGACAAGGCGGAGATGATGTCGCTGAAACCGGAGAACATAGCGGACGATGGGGCGGCGGTGTGCAAGGAGACAGGGGCATTTATCGTGCCGGAGGGGTGGAAGGAGGGCAGCATTGAACTGGACTGAAAGACTACGGCGGAAGCTGATACATAAACTGGGCGGTGTGCTCATGGACGAGGTACAGCCACGGCCTGTGGCTGCGGCGGAAAGCTACACCACAGAGGAACTGACGTGCAGCTATTGGAAGCTCGCCGATGGGCAAGAGAGTGAGTGCCTCAAAATGGACAGCCTTACGCCTGTGGGCTGTGCGGTGGATAAGGTGGGGTTGATAGAGTGGAAAGAAGTGACGCGAGAGGAGGAACCGGCGCTGTATAAAGCGGTGGAGGGGATACCGGGCGTGGAGGATGCGACGCTGATGCGCGGGACACTGCGGGTGCTACGAAAGGCGGGAAGATGAGCGCATGAAAGACGAGAAAAAGAAATACCGCCGGTGGGCGGTGGTGTACATACTGCTGGCGCTGCTGCTGGCGGCAGTGCTGGCGCTGCTGATGGCGGCGGGTGTATATAAAACGCTTGTGGGCGTATTGTGCATGGTGGTGGTGGCAGCGGATATGGCGTTTCTGGTTGCGGGCAGCGCGTATCTGTGGAGAGAGGGGTGGCGGGAAAAGTGAGCGGAGTGAAGAAGCCGTGTGAGAAATGGCGCTGTTTGCCCAAGCGCAGCTGCGACCTGTATATCCCGATTAAGGATGAGTGCGCGGGACTGCGGGAGCTGGTGTGCAGCGCAAAAGGGAAGTGCCCGTTCTTCAAGACAAAAGAAAGGGCACGGGCAGACAGGATCAAGAGCATACAGCGGCGCAAGCGCGTGGGCTTTCCCATATCGAATACGGAGGCGCAGATGCTGCTGGAAGCGGGAAAACTGCCGGACGTGAAGGAGCAGTGAGATGGCGGCAAACGAATTATTCCCTAAAAGACTGCGGGCACTGCGGGAAAGACGGCAGATCAAGCGCCGGGTGCTGGCGGAGCTGTGCGGAATGAGCCAGCACATGATACGACGGTATGAGGAGGGGGAGATGGAGCCGAAAGCCTCATCGCTGGAGGTGCTGGCGGACTACTTCGAGGTGACGGTGGACTATCTTTTAGGCCGCGAATAAAAAATTTGGAAAGGGACTTAAAAGTCCCTCACATGACGGAAAACCTGCGAAAATGGTACACGAGAGAGTGGATAATTCTCTTTTGTACCATTTTTACTATCCGAAAGGAGTGCAGGATGGCCGAACTTTTACCTATGGACGCGGAAAAGCAGCAGGCGTATTACGACCAGCTTAATGATGCGGTGGGGGAGAGTTTGGCTTATTTTTATGCCTGCATACGCTTCAACAAGCCCTTTGACATGAACGCGCTGCCGGCAAGCGGGAGCAAAAACAAGTGGACGACCTACTGCGATAAGCTGGCAAAGAAAAAGCTGGACCGGACGCCGGGAGGCGGAGAGCTGGGCTTTCTCGACGGGCTGACGGACATCACCAAGATATTCGGAGAGGGGCTGGAGAACGGCAACTTCACCAAGGCGGTGAGCGCGGAGAAAAGCGCACGGGATGGCAGGCAGGGAACCAAGCGGCAGGCTGCCGACTGGGGGGAAGGCACGGGAAAAGTGCCCTACACCAGCGAGGACTACAACGAGTTTGACCGCATTTATAACGCGCTGTGCGCCGACTTTGGCGGGGAGCAGGCGGTGAGCGCCAAGCAGCAGCTGATACTCCGCAACGTGGCGAAGTGGACAAAGCAGATGAACGACGCCGCAGAGATGGGCGCCATAGACAAGGCCAAGAAGCTATCCAGCATGATACAGGAAAACCTGGCATCGGAAAACCTGCGGAAGAAGGACACGAAGCCGGTAGAGGACCTGCGGCTTGACGGCATCGTGGACAGACTGGAAAAAGCGGGCCTGATGAAAAACGGAAAGCAGTGTACGCCGGATGAGGCGTTTCAATTGATATTCGGGAGACCGTGCAAGTACACCTACACGGCGGACGCAGCGGAGAAAATGCTGCTGGCGATCATCAATCAGGCCCGCATAAACGACGGGCTGCCGGAACTGGTGGAACTGCCAGAGGATGCAACAATAGAGGATAAACTGTGTGAATTTGCCGAGGAGCCAAACGAGGCGGAGCAGGAAGCCTACGAAAAAATGGGTCTGCTGCGGAAACATAAAAAATGATTAAAAACCGGGACAGCGGAGTAGCTACCGTTTTCCTCCCCATACGAGGGATTACCGGCTTTTAATAGAAAGTCTGTATGGGAGACAAATATGGAGAGAAAATATGTAGTTTACTGCCACATGAGCCCCAGTGGGAAAAGGTATGTGGGCATAACGACTCAAGACGTAAGAACGCGCTGGAGAAATGGCTACGGATATGAGAAATGCCCCGTTATGTGGAACGCAATCAAAAAATATGGGTGGGAGAACTTTGAACACATTATCCTTAAAACCGGGCTTACCAAGGAAGAAGCCGAGACGGAAGAAAAACGACTGATAGAGAAATGGAGTACGTTTGATGACCGTTTTGGGTATAACATACAGCACGGAGGGCTTGGGGCGGCTTACGGCCCGAGGAGTGCAGAAGTAAAAGAGAAGATGAGCAAAAACCACACAGGAAAGAAAGCGGTGGTTTGCATAGAAACCCAAAAGCGATACGACTCTATTATATCCGCAGCAACGGACACAGGACTTGCGCGAACTTCGATAAGAAAATCGTGCATAACGCAGCGGGCAACGGTAAATGGGCTGCACTTTTCTTTTCAAAAAATAATGGAAGAGTATAAACCGGAACCGATAAAAACAAATGGGCGAGAAAGACCGGTCATAAATATAGATACAGGGGAAATCTTTGCATCGGCAGATGAGGCAGGACGCGCCATAGGGGTACACGGAAACTCTATACGTAGCGTATGCGGGAACAAGCCCCATCATTTCCGAAGCGGGGGTTACCGATGGGCTTATTTGGATAGCGTTGAAGAAGCGCCGAAAGAGGTGCCAGCTCCGCAAAAAAAGCGCGTTATTTGTATAGAAACTGGAGAGATTTTTCAATCCACAGGGATTGCGGCAAAAGCGAAGAAATTAGGGTGCGCGGAAACTATAAGGAGAGCGTGCAAAAGTAATGGGAAATGCAAGTCGGGTGGATACCACTGGAGATATGAGGGGGTGAGCGAAAACAATGGCGCGACGGACAGGAAAAGCTTACGTAGCGGGACTGGGCTGGGTGACAAAAAAACCTACGCAGGAACGGAACTACGAGAATATGGCGGATAGCTGGTGGGCTTGGCTGGTCTGGGTTGCGCGTTGGCTATTTCTGTTACCCCGATAAACTGGCGGATATTCTGCGGAGCGACGACAGCGACTTCAAGACGCTGGAGATCGTACAGCGGATCATGCTGAGAGCCTATGCCCGGTACACGGACGTGGCGATCACGGGTACGCGAGGTATGACTAAGACGTACACCAAGATGATTTCCGAAATGATGAATGGTGTCGCGTGGCCGGGGACGCAGGTGATATATACAGGACCTTCGCTGAAGCAACTGGCATCCATAGGCGGCAAGACATTTCATGCCATAGAGCATGACTACTCAGCACTTGCCAAGCACTGGCGGGTGACGGCGGAGAGCAAGGACGACTTTAAGATAGAGACCGATTATGGCAGCGCCTTTTATATCGGAGAAAAGCGCGGCGATAACCTGCACGCGGCTACCGCGGAGGAGTTTGCGCAGGAAGAACAGCCCGCTTTCGATTTTGACGAATACACCACCGTTGTGCTGCCGGCAGTACGTCTGCGGCACAATGTGAACGGCGAACCCGACCCCAACTTTGTGGCCTATAAAAACCACTCTATCACCAGCGCGGGGAGAAAGCAGAACCACGCCTTTCAAGTCCGCTGTGAGGTGATGAAGGAAATGGGACGTGGCGAGAGCGCCTTTACCATGGACGTGCCGTGGCAATGCGTGGTACTGCAGCAGATGCGGCCCTACTCCTGGGCGCAGAAACTGCGGACAAAGCTGACGCCGGAGCGGTGGATGCGCGAAATGGAATCGCGCTACACCGGGGCGGACAGCAATCCTATCGTGCGGGACGAGGTGCTGACAGAGTGCCGCAAACTGATGATCGCGGAGAACCGGCACTGCGCCTACGACATAGGCAACAAGCTGAAGCCGGAGGACGTGATCTACATCGTGGGGTACGACGTATCCTACGCCGACGACAAGAAGAATGCAAAATGCGCCTGCGTGGTGCTGAAATGCACACGTCAAACGGACTGGCTGAAGCGGGACCGCTACCTGAAGCAGGTGGTGTATGTGGACGTTTGGAACCCACCGGTAAAGAGCATGATGCAGGCGCAGCGGATCAAGGACGTGTGGAGCCGCTTCTGCTGCGACGGAGGGGCCGCGACATACCTGGCAATAGACGCATGGCAGTACGGCACCAGCGTGGTGGAAAACCTGATGATGGACCTTGGTGACGGCCTTGCGCCGCTGTGCGTGCGGAACCACGCAAGCTTTACGGAACTGGAGCAGGAAAACGCCGTGCCGTGTTTGTATCCCATCAAAGCGGGCGGCGCGGGCGTGACGGATCCGGACGCGGAGATGGTGCGGTACGCGGAGCTTCAATTCGAGAACCGGAACGTGGAGCTGCTGTGCTCTAATGTGAACGAGGGCGTGGAGAACTACAAGAAGTACCACCGAATCAAGGACGACAGCATGGACGCCATGTTGGCAGACCCCTACATAAAGACCCGGGAACTGGTGGGGCAGATACAAAACCTGAAAAAGGTGGCCAGTGGCACGACCCAAAAGGAAGAACGGATAAGCAAGCACATACAGCGCGATATATGGTCGGCACTGAAATATGCGCTGCGGGTGGCGCAGATACTGGAGCGAGAGGAACTGGCGCAGGCGGTGCGGCATAAGAGCGATTGGGACGCGGAGCTGGCAAAATACAAAAACCGCGCCGCGGCACCGCACAGAGCGGCGGCAGCCGGCGCGGGAGGCCGCACGGTGACGGCGCGGCGCGGCGGGAGGATATGCTGAAATGGCGGCAAGGAAGTACAGACTGTACGCGGCGCGGGTGACAGGCGAAACGGTGGCGCTGGCGGAAAAGGAGCGCTTTGTACGGATAACGGCGGGGTATATGCTGCTGTACCGCACTACGGCGCCGAAGAAAATGCAGACGGTGGAGATCAAAGGCGCGGACCTGAAGCGCCTGACGGAGCGAGACCGGCTGTGGCTGGCGGACTGCATCGCGGCGGCGCTGGCGGATGGGGTGAAAAAGAACAGGGCTGACACGCAGAAGCGGCTGAACGAGCTGCTGGATGCGTGGGAGAGGGAGCTGGAAAAAGAGCGCTCCCGCATAGACGAGGAGGCGGCGCATGGAGCAGGAGAAGCGGAGGAACCTGACAAGTGAATTGCAGAGCGTAGCCTGCGGCACCTACCCGGAGATATTTCAGCGGTTCAACGCGCTGGCGGAGCAGTACGGCAATATGCCGGCAGGGGCGCTGGCCAGCGCCTTCAGCCGGGTGAGCATGAGCCAGTCGGCACGGGTGAACCCCTACATTCAGAACCGAAGGGTGCAGGCCATTTCCTCGCTGCCGGAGGACTATACCAAGAATACGGTGGCAGAGATGCTGACCGCCCCGCTGGGCAACGAGCAGGGGCTGCGGCAGGTGGAGCACGGGCTGGAATTTACAGCCTATCCGCTTTTCCACACCCGTAAAATGTACCAGGATCTGCTGACGTATCACAGCTACATCGCACCGGAGTTCACCGATAAAGACACAGCGAAGAACGACGAGTTCTGGCGGGAGTGGAAACTGCTGGAGAAACTGCGGCGCAAGCTGGACGTAAAGACCACGGCCCACAAGCTGGCAGGGCAGGCGGTGCAGGAGGGAAAGGTATTCTACTACCCCCGCGTGAGTGTGGACAAGCCCCACAACAAGGTGAACTACGCTTTTATGCAGCAGCTGCCCAGCGACTGGATAAAGATCGTGGGGTTCAACAGCGTGTCGAAGTACACCGTGGCCTTTAACATGATGTACTTTCTGAAGCCAGGATGTGAGCCGGCGCAGTTCGGAGACCTGTTTAAGCCCTACTGGGGCATATTCACCCAGGTGGCGGCGAGACCGCCCAAGGGCGCGGGCACCCGGTATGTATACGCGGCGAAGAACACCATCAATATGAACCGCTTTACCGAGCTGAAAACGGCAGCGGAGCAGGGAGGCGGCGTGCTGCCGGGAGACCCGGACGTGTACTATCAGAACGGAAAATGGTGCTACTGGGTGACGCTGCCGGTGGATGCCGTATATCCTTTCGAGATAGATGACGCGCAGACGGCGGTTGTATCGCCTCTGACGGGACTTTTCCTGTCGTTTATCCAGATCGCGCAGTATGAGCAGATACAGCTGGAACTGGTACAGAACCCGCTGATCTCTCTGCTGACGGGCGAGATCGAATACGACGACAACAGCACGAGGCAGCAGTCGGACAGCTACAAGCTGAGCAACGCTGGGTGGGAGCTTTTCCGCACGCGGTTTTACAACGAGCTGGCGGAGAACAACACCAGCGGCATAGGCTGGTACGCCGCGCCGCTGAAGAACATGGAGCTGCACCAGCTGGCCGAGGCGCCCAGCGCCACGAAGATAAGCTCCGCAGGGTACGGCTACACCATGGCGAAGGCGGGACTGAGCGCACTGATACCCACCAGCGACGAGCCGCGGGCGGGCGTGGCGAATATTAGCTTGCAGATAGAGAGCAAGTTCGCCGAGCAGATATACCGGTGCTATGAGCGCATGATGCAGGGCATTATGGACGGGCTGAACCTGAAATATTCATGGAGATTTGCCATGTTTGGCAACATTGCGGAGGACGAAAAAACCTTTGAAAACGCCAGACAGGGTATGACGCTGGGCATACTGCCCCAGACCATGCTTTACATGGCGATGCTGGACATGAGCGTGATGGATGACATGGCCATCAGCCGTGCGGTGAAGGAAAGCGGCATTATGGACCTGCGGCTGCCCCTTGTGACCAGCTACAACGCCAAGCAGAGTGAAAGCGGACTGCCGCCGCAGGCGGCACACGACATGAACCCCGGAGGGAGACCGGCATCGGAAGGGGCGCCGGGGACCGAGGGACAGGAAGCGTCAGCGGACGCGGGAGGCTGAGAAGAAATGGGCATGACGGCAATACTGACGGCGGACGACCTGCACGAGATCAACCGGGAGCTGGCCCGGGGGAACGACGTGGAGATACGCCGGACGGCGGAGGGACTGGCCATAAAGGCACACACCGTACACACGGTGAAGAAAAAGAAAGGCACGGCAATGACGATGCCGACAGACCGATAGGGCGGCGAGAGCCCCTGCGACAGTGGGGAACGAAAACGGAGAATGCGGCTGCTGTGACCGAAGGCTTGCGCGGATGCGCGGGGTATTGAGGTAGGCGCAATGGCCGTGAAAAGTGGATAACCGCGGCAAAGGGGCTGCGGGGAAAGCCAAATGGGGCTGCGCCGGTGGAAAACACCGGCTGCGGCCTCATTTTCATTTTTCGGAGAGAGGGAGTGAGGACATGAGAGCACAGGAATACGCCAGCTGGGATAACCCCCGGTTCGCGTCTATGCGGGAGCCGATGCGCCGGGTGATGGAAGCATACGGCAATGCGGAAAAGTGGTTTGCGGACATCAAGGACCGGGTGCTGTGCGACATGGGTATGCCGTTTCTGTCGGATGCCATACACAAACTGGAGCACAAGCAGCCTGAGCGGATAGACGAGTTCGCGGAGATACCCCACGACTACCACCTGCGGCTGATGTACCCGGGTACGCCGGAGCTGGACGAGGACTTTGACAACGACCTGGACCGGGTATTCGAGGTGTGCGTGGCCATTGTGGACGGTGTAAACGAGGCACTGGGCGGATTTATCCGCGCCACGGCGGATGGGGAGTTCAACGCGCTTTCCCTGAAGGCGGAGGAGCTGCAGATCGCCAACACCGACGACAGGCGCAAGCTGCTGGATGCCTGGACGATGTGGGACCAGGGCGGTATGAGCCGCGCCACCTTTGACAGCTGGTGCCGAAAACTGTTTGAAGGCGGTGAGGACGAATGAGCACGCTGAAAACCAAGGCGCTGCCCAAGAAGGTGAGCGCCAGCGGCACGCTGAAGGTGATGCAGAAACTCAACGAATACGAGTTCGGCGTGGAGCTGTGGGTCCTGCGCGAGGGTGAAAACCGCAACAAGTGGGACTATCGAAACCTCGCAGAATACTACAAGACCTTCATCGGGCAGCCCATCCTGATCGCTTATGTGGGGCAGCAGGTGGGGGACGGACACAACATGAGCAAGCGTTGGGATCCCAAGACCGGGGAGGAGTACCAGTCCTTCATGGAGGGGACGGCCGAGCGCATCGTGGGAACGCTGTCCGATGACGAAAAGGACTTTACCCTTGTGGAGAGGGGCGGTCATACATGGCTCAGAGCGAAGGGACGGCTATTTGCTTTTTACGCCCCGGAGCTGACGCGGAAGATCGTGGAACAGGGCACGATGGACGTTTCCGCCGAGACAATGGTGTCGGAGAGCCACAAAGAGGGCGATGTGGACGTGTTTACCAAATGGTCGGGCATAGGCGTGACCATTCTGGGCGACAGGGTAAACCCGGCGATACCGGGTGCGAGCATCGCAAAACTGGCGGCCATGCAGGAGGAATTTAAGGAATTGAAGCTGCGGGCCGCGTCGCTGCACACAGCCGCAGAGGGCAGCGACGGCAAGGAACCCGACAAAAACACAAAAAAAGGAGTGAAAAGCAACATGAACAAGAGAGCGATGGAGCAGATGCAGACCAAGTTCCCCAACCACAAGGTGCTCTCCATGAGCGAGGACGGGCTGAACGTGGCGCTGCTGGACGCTTCCGGCAATCTTTTCGGCTACACCTTTAACGCTGACGACAACGGAGAGGTGATCGCCAGCAAGATCATGCCCTGCGCGGCGCACATCGTGCTGAGCGTGGGCGAGGTGGAGCTGAACGCCGATGTGGCGGACGTGGTGGACTACGCCGTTGCCTCCGTGAAGGAGACCGACGGTGATGTGAAGAGCCTGAACGCCAGGCTGGAAGCCGCCAATGAGCAGATCAGCGCCATGCAGGAGGCTGAGAGCAAGCGCCGGCTGAGCGCCTGCAAGGCTTCCGCCAAGGCAACGCTGGACGCCTTCAACGCCAACCGCGAGGAAAAGGTGGCGGAGGACGCCATCAAGGCCGTGAACGAGAACATCGAGGCAGGACTGTACGCCAACAGCTGCGACAAGGACGGCGCGTGGCTGGGCGAGAAACTGGTGCGCGAGGCGGTGCTGGCCGTGTGCGGCGAGGCTGTGATGGAGAGCGACAAACGCAGCGCACAGAAGCGCAAGACCACCTATGCCTGGGAGCACATCGCCGGCAACAGCGGCGAGGGAAGCGAGGGTGTGGACGCTCTGCTGAACAAGTGGGGCATCGACGCCGGCAAGTAAAACGAAAAGGAGAGTGAACAAACATGGCATACATTGAGAAAACCGCGTTTGAGCCGCGGATCACCAACAACGAGTACAACGAACTGTGCAACATCACGGGACGCTATCAGGTGTCCGATGCGGATGCGGACTGCTCTGCGGGCCTGCTGGTGGTGCGCGGCGAGCAGCTGCCCTGTGCGGGCTTCAAGGGCATCAAGAACGAGAACGCCTTTTACATGAACGCTGCGGGTGCTGCCGCCAACGCCGACACCGGCGTGTACGCCTGCAACACCTACGAGTGGCCCATGCTGGGCGGACGCAACGGCAACAACTACGCCGTGGGCACCGCCACGCTGGGGCTGGGCGTTCCTGCGGGCCGGGACGGCACCTTCACCGAGATCGTGTTTGACGGCAAGCACGCCTACCGCTTCGGTGAGGGCAACCTGAGCACCGCTATCGGCGAGAACACCATCTTCACCATCGCCAACGGCCTGCTGGTGCCCGCCGCTGCCGCCCCCACTGCTACCGGCGCCATCTACTTCAAGCTGAAGGGCACCGGCAAATTCACCGAGGGCGCCGGGCAGAGCTTTGTGTACTACGACGTGTGGGCCTGCAAGGTCAGCACCGTGACCGCGTGACAAGAGAGGAGAGTGAGTAAGAAATGGCAAAGCTGAACCTGAACAGCGTTTCCAATGAGGTTTTCGCCATCAACGGAAACGACCAGCGCGAGGACATCGTGGCCAAGGGCCGCGTGCTGTTTTATGAACACGCCCTGAAGGGCAAGATGGCCCTTTTGAGCGCCAAAGGACAGAACACCCCCGTGCAGCGCACCATGAACGACCGGGGCTACAAGCAGCTGAACGAGCAGTTCCAGCGGGAGAGCCTGCTGTACGCCGCCAAGCTGGCCTGCGCCAGCACCGGCAAGAAGGCACCCGAGAGCTGGGAGGAGTTCAAGCGCAATGGCGGTGAGTATTACGGCAACGCCCGGTTCTACGCCGTGCTGCAGGGCATCTGGCAGGAGGTCATCATCCCCATTCTGCCCGCCGTGTACTCCGAGGCGCTGAGCGACTTCGCCGAGACCGTGGAGATCGAGCTGGGCCAGACCTACGCCGTGAGCATCGGCAGCAACGACATCCCCGTTTTCCAGGACTCCAGCTGGGGCGCCAGCCGCAGCGTGCCGCGTAACCGCTTCTATTCCCGCGATTACACGCTGAACCCCACCCCCAAGAGCTGCTGGATCACTGCCAAGTGGATGCAGCTGGTGGGCACGAACATGGACTTCGGCGTTTTCTTCGCCAACATGGTGGCGGGTATGTACGCCAAGACCATGGGTATGTGGAATGAGGCCATGACCACCGCCACGGAGGACACCAGCCTGATCCCCACCAACCTGAACTTCACCTTCAACAACCAGAACTGGGTGAAGGGCGCCAACAAGATCGCCGCGCTGAACAACACCACTATCTCCGACGTGTTTGCCACCGGCGGCACCGTGGCCCTGAGCAAGGTGCTTCCCAACACCGTGACCGGCTCCACCAATGTGAACATGGACGCCGCTATCGCCACGCTGCTGGGCGCCGACTACACCAAGGCCGGCTACCTGGGCCAGTTCATGGCGGTGCGCCTGATGCCCATGCGGGACGTTATCATCCCCGGCACCCAGAACACCACCGTGGAGACCATGCTCAGCGAGAACGACATCTGGATGCTGGCCGGCAACGGCAGAAAGCCGCTGACCATCGGCTACACCAGCGGAACGCCCATCTCCATCGAGATGGATCCCACCCGCACCGGAGATTTCGAGATCGGCCTGAACCTGACCATCGCTCTGGACTCTGTGGCCACGTTCGCGTCCAAGATCGCGCACTTCACCGTGTAAGGAAAACCAAACGGGGGGGAAGGGGCGTAAGCCCCTCCCCCGGATATGCGGATTTAGTTTAACCGGGAAAACGGCGGTCTCCAAAACCGCAGTTCGGGGTTCGAGTCCTCGCGTCCGTGCCAAATGAAAACGTTGGATCGTTTTCGCCCGGAGGGGAGTTTGTTGTCATACGGAAATGTAGCTCAGTTGGCAGAGCATCTGACTGTTAATCAGAGGGGCGCAGGTTCAAGCCCTGCCGTTTCCGCCATAAGGATGTGCGGCAAAGCCGCGGGTATGCAATGCGCCGACGTGTAAACGGGGCAGCGGTGGGAGCCTTGACGCATTGCGGCAGATAGAAACAGACCATGAAATGAATCTGAAAGGAGCAGAAAGCATGGGTAAGCAGAGAAAAAGCGGAAACAGACTGGCCGCGCAGATCGCGGCGGAGGAGAGAGAGGACGACCAGGTGATGCTGGCGGCCCAGCAAAGCACGGAAACGCCTGACGAAAGCAGCGCCGCGAAAGCGGCGGCGCAGGAAAATGTGCAGGACGCGGCTGATCCTGCGGAAACGCCCGCCGCGCCGGTTACGTACACCGCCGAGCAGGTGCAGCAGATGATGCAGGAGGCAGCTGCCAAGGCGGTGGCGGAAGCGCTGAAGAACATCCCCCAGCAGGCCGCGCCGCAGATCGTGCAGGTGAGCACCAGCGCGGAGCAGGTGCACTTCCTGTGGATGGCGCCGGTGGCGGACGACAACGTGGTGCAGTTCGGTGACGGCGGAATGTACGGCAACATCGTGGGCAAGACGGGCAGCTTTTACGTGCCGAAGCCGGACCTGAGCCGCATATTGACGGAGATGAACCGCCGGTTCATGGCGCAGCGGTGGCTGCTGGTGGTAAGCGGACTGACGGACGAGGAGCGCGAGGCGCTGGGCGTGGACTACAAGCCGGGTGAGGTACTGGACAAGAGAGCCTTTGCCAAGCTGGTGGAGCTGGGCGACGAGCTGCTGGACATCTACCCGGCGCTGTGCGAGGGACACAAGGTGATGGCGGCGCAGATGTACGCCGACGCCTACCGACAGGGCAGCCGGTATGTGACGCGGGAGCGCACGGTGAAGCTGAACGCGCTGAGCAAGCGCAAGGGGCACGAGAAAGGCGACTTCATCACCATTATCGAGGACATGAACGAGAAGGACGCCAAGTAAAAAAGTCCTTGACCGTATAAGCGGAAGGAGGGAACAGCCATGATGCAGGGCGATGCCTATTCGCTGCCCATCGTACTGCGGCAGGGGGAGCTGCTGATAACGCCGGAGATGGTGCTGCGGCTGGAGATCACCATAGGGAACCTGACGAGGACGTACCCCGGCGTGGTGCGCTACGACGAGGAGAACGGACAGTGGCTATTCCCGCTGACGCAGGAGCAGACATTCGCCTTTAAGGCCGGGAGGACACCTCCGGTACAGGCGAGGATAAAATTCAACGACGAGAGTGTGGTGGGGGCGAAGGGCAAGACCATATACGTCTCCGCAAGCCGGTCCAAAGGGGTGATGTAAATGGCGCTGCAGCAGTTCGCGGCGGAACAGAAGAAGAACGCCAACGCCAACACCGCCCCGGTGGGGCAGCCCGTGGTGGAGATAGAGATACGGGATGTAGTGATACAGACCGGGGGAGAGATCATCCCCACCTACGAGGGCGAATATGAGGTAACACCACGGGTGGACGAGCCTGTTGTGCTGCATACAAAAGCCAAACGCATGAACGACGACGTGACGGTGAAGAAAATACCCCAGTACGAAGTCAGCAATGCCGCCGGCGGAAAAACTTTAACGATAGGAGATGTGGAGTATGGCTAATCAGTACATCAACAAAGTAATTCTGAACGGTCAGGTAAAGATCGATCTGACCGCCGACAGCGTGGTGCCCGCCAAACTGCTCAAGGGCATTACTGCCCACGACAAGACGGGTGCGACCATCACGGGTACGTGTACCTTTGATGCGGATACCTCCGGCGCTACCGCGTCCGCTGCGGAGATCCTGCTGGGTAAGACCGCATTTGTAAAGGGCGCGGAGGTCACCGGTACGATGCCCAACAACGGCGCTGTGGCGGGCAATATCACCACCAAGTCGCAGGTGTATACCGTGCCCCTGGGCTTCCACGACGGAAGCGGAACCGTGCAGATCGCCGAGGCGGAGCAGGCCAAGCTCATCGCCACCAACATCCGCGAGGGTGTGACCATCCTGGGCGTGGAGGGCACCATGTCCGGCAGCGAGGACATGAAGGCACAGGCCAAGACTGTGACCCCCACCTTTGCCAGCCAGGAGGTCCTGCCCGACGAGGGGTACAACTGCCTGTCCAGCGTGACGGTGAACGCTATCCCCGTGAGCGAGACGGACAACGAGGCCGGCGGCGTGACGCTGACCATCGGCGCCTGAGAAGCGGAGAAAACGAGGTAAAAGGGCGATGGCGAAAAACGTAAACAAGGTCGTGGTGGATGGCGCAGTGAAGCTGGACCTGTCAAAGGACAGCGTGACGGCCAACACACTGGCGAAAGGCGCTACCGCCCACGACAAAAGAGGGGCACCCATCGTAGGAACGATGACAACGCCGCAGATCAGTGTGGCGGGCAGCGTGATGACGATAGCCTGACGGAGAGGAATAAAACGCATGGCGAGAGATGTAAAGATCAACGGCGTGACCTATACGGGCGTCTCCGTCGTGCAGGTGCCGCTGGCCGAGGGAGGCGCGGCACGGTTCATGCAAGTCAATGGTGCGCCCGGAGCGCTGGAAAAGTGGAAAGCGGGGCTGAAGATAAACAACTCCACCTACCCGAACATCGGGCAGATGCGCTTCCCACTGGCGGAGGGTGAAGGCTACGCCCTGTACCTGTACGGAAACGGAGACTGGGAGGCGACCTACCGGGTGGCTCCCGGCTCCGTGGTACAGGTGGGAGACTTTGTAAAGATCACGAAAGGGCTATTCCCTTCGGCGACACTGTATCCGTCGGAAAGCCTGTATCCACAGGCGGAAAAGGCGGGACTGATGCCCAGCAGCAATCTGTACCCCGGCAGGAGCACATACCCCAGCAACGCGCCGCTGGTGGAGGGGCTGGGCGGAAATTCGACCGGCGCGGACGGCGTGGCACTGACGGACGGCACGGCGGGAGAACTGATAACGATCTATATTCCGGCATAAGGAGGGGAGAACATGGGGACGAAGTGGAGCGAGGTCATATCGAACCACGCGATGGTGGCCATCGACGACGTGCGCTTGCAGGAGGAGGCAGCCAACGACCCGGCGGCGTTCCTGCGGAGGATGAGCCTGTATATGGTGAACGCCATCCCCCTATTCTCCCTGCCGGTGCAGATGAGAGCGTATCTGAGTGAGGGGCTGGTACAGCCCAGCTACGGCGACTACTACTGGACCAGCAGCGAGGACAGCCTGGTGGGAGAAACGGAAGTGGACACCGGAATGGTGGGCTACGAGCTATTTTCCTGCGCCATTGTGGAGCAGGATGTGACGGGCGGCATGACGGCGGTGCCGTACACCGGGGCGAGCTACAACGCCGAAACAGGCGTGGTGACGTTCCCTATACAGGACATGGCGGGAATAAACTACACGCTGGACTTTTACACAGACGGTGAATTTGGTCACGAGCTGACAATGGAGCAGAAGCGGATACTTGGGCTGTGCGTGGCAAGCGTATGGGATGAGCGTTTTTTCCGCAACTGGCTGAACGACCAAATGAAGATAAAGGACGCGAGCTTTGACACGGTGAACGAGGGCACCTATATGAAGGAGGGCGCCGCGAAGCAGGAGAAGAACCGGGCAAGGCTGATGGACGAGATGCACAAGTATGAGCAGGACTGTACGTTCCTGAACACGGTGCAGAGAGGCCGGGGCGGGTACGGACGATACCAGTTCCTGTGAAACGGGGAGGTGACGGGCGATGGCGGACGTAAAGAACAATCTTGGCAATATCGCCGCAATGGCGGAGAGACCGCAGGCGCCCACCAACCGCCCGGCACAGTACAACGACAGGCGCAACCCCTACTTTGGAGATCCGACGGCGCGATTCGTGCAGGCATACGGCAAGTACGCCAGCGACTACACCGCGTGCCGGGTGCAGGGGCTGGACAGCGACCCCAACAACTTCTACGAGTGGAGCGAACAGCTGGTACGCCTTGCCGATGCGCGGAAGAAGGGCAACGCCATAGACCGGCCCATAGACAACTATAAGGAAGTTCTGTTTGTAAACCGGCACATCGAATATGTGCCGGAGGGCGCAAAAATGGAGACAATGGGCTCCACATGGCTGGTGACGAACCCAGCTAACATATCCTCTGCCGTGGGCGGGGGAATCATAAGGCGGTGCAACGCCACATGGAACCATCTGGATTGGTACGGCAACGTGCTGAAGGAACCGATGGTGGTGGAAAACGTAAAGCTGAACGCCAACGCCAACGACTTTCAGGAGACCATGCTCATCATGCAGGGGTACTTCAACATTACCATACAGCGCAACGGCGAAACGGAAAACCTGGATGTGAACAGCCGCCTGATCCTGGGGCGGATGGCGTATCAGATCACCGGCTACGCGGACGTGGCGCAGGAGTTCACCGGGGACGACGAGAGCTGCCGGCTGCTGCGGTTTACGGCGCGGATGACGGAGCCGGATAGAGAGAAGGACGACCTGGTTCGCCGGGTGGCCAACGCCTATCCTTTCACCTGGGAGGTGAACGTGAGCGGCAGGGCGGCCATGAGCACGGGAGAAAAGGCAAAGTTTACCGCCGCATCCCTGCGAAACGGAGAGACGGCGGACGGAGACACAGAACACCCCACCCGTTATCTGTGGTACAGCAGCGACGAGAGCGTATGCCGGGTGGACCCCACGGGCAACGTGACGGCGGTGGGCGAGGGAGCGTGCATCATCACGGCGGTGTTGGTGCAGAATGAGGCGCACTACGGCACCTATGCCGTGACGGTGGAAGAGAGCGTAAGCGGCGTACACTGGCAGACGGATCCGGTGGAGAGACTGGAAGCCTACGGCAAGACCGTGCTGACGGCCATATACACCGAGAACGGCGCGGAGACCGGAGACGCGGTGGAATGGACCTTCACCGGGGCGGCGGAGAACAGCTACACCGCAGAGGTGGACGGCAGCACCGCCACCGTGTACTGCTGGGGCGGGAGCGTAAAGCCTTTGACGGTGACGGCTGCCTGTAAGGGCAAGAGCGTGAGCACGGACATCACACTGGAGGGGTGGTAAGAACGATGGCAAAGCCGATATGTGAGCACGCCTACCGGAAGGTAGGGGAGATCATCATACGGTGCAGGAAGCAGACGGGAGAGCACGACTTCTGCTGCTACCAGTACCACTGCCCGGACAGCGGACGGTACGAAAACGCGGCGCAGTGGCGAAACTGCTCACTGCGCTGCAAGGGTGAAAAGTAAATACGTGAGGGAATTTCCATTATGAATCTGAAAGGAGCAGGAGAAATGGAAAACAGCATTAAAGAGCGCAAGCCCATTACCATGAAGGAGGTATTCGCCAAGGCCAACGCTTATGTACCGCTGATGGAGAAGGCGGCCATCGTGAGCCACTGCGCGGAGAGGTGCATCGACCGGGTGGTGGTGGATACCGGGGAGCGCTTCCGGGGCGATGTGCCGCCCATGTACCGGGAGAACGGACAGCGGAAACGGCGCTACCTGATGGGCATACTGGCACGGGCGTATCTGCGGCTGGACTTCGACGGCTGCGAGGAGGACAAGTGGCTGATGAGCGCCGACGACTACGATCTGGTGGGCGGGGTGCAGCTGGTCAACCAGATAGACAGGATGAAGAAGCAGAGCGACACCCTGCGGGACAAGGCGTATGACCTGCTGGCGGATTATCGGGACCTGGAGAAGATGCTGAACACGGAGATCAACGCCAATCTGGCGGTGATGAACGATGTGGTGGCGCGGATGGCCATGAGCAGCGCGGCGGCCATGACGCCAGAGAGCATGAAGGAGCTGGTGGAGCTGGCGGAACAGGTGCAGAAGGGAACAAAATAATATTCAAAACGCAACGGAAATAAAAGTTGCAAAAATATCAAAAACGCAACGAATAATACAATGTTTCATGTGAAACAATTAGAAAAACGGAAAGCGGGGTGAGGGCGTGAACACAGATTTCGACAGCCCCTACTATCCATTTGAACGTGTGGAAACCGGTTACGGAACCTTTAAGGGTGCGGAGAAGATACCGAAAAAGATCGTGAACTACCTGCTGGACCTGCCGGACAGGAACGGGTACACGCCCGTGGACGACAACGCAAGACCCCGGGTGCGGCTGATGAAGTACATTTGCTGCGACGGGGCGAACCCACTGGCCCAGCCCCTGCCCACGGCGGAGGAAAAGCTGAGCATTGTGTTTGACGGTGAGTCACCGGCGGTGGACACGGAGGAGCAGAAGGCAAAGCACCCCAAGGGGTACAGGCTATTCCCGCTGGAATACTGGGGACAGGCGCAGAGCATGGCGCAGACGGTGGTAAAGGTGTACATCGGGCGGGTGATTCCAAAGACACCCTTTACGGCGGCGGTAGGAATATACTTCGACATACTGTGCAACTACGGACACGAGACCACCACACGGACGGACGATTACTCCCGCAGCTATGACATGGAGCAGTGCATCATTGAGGCACTGAACGGCGTGAACATAGGCGGAGCCGGGGTGATGACCTTTGACAGAGGGGCACATACGGACAACGGATCCCATGCCATATACGACCAGGGCATGAATGTGGGACGGCGCGTACACATGAGCCTTGCTTGGGCGGACAGCGACGAAGAAAGCGTCGTGACCACATTCTGAAAGAACGGAGGACGGCGCAGATGGATGAAGTGACTTTTGACCACCGGCTGACGGAGGTGGAACAGCGGAGCAAAAGCAACACGCACCGCATAAACGAGCTGGCCGAGGAGCAGAAAGCGCTGAACGAACTGGCGACCTCGGTGGCACTGATGACCCGGGAACAAAAGGATATGCGGGATGACCTGTCGGAGGTCAAGAAGGACGTAAAGAGCCTGACGAACCTGCCGGCGAAGCGGTGGAACGACGTGGTGGAGAAGCTGGTATGGCTGGTGCTGGGCGGCGCGGTGACGGCGCTGCTGGTTCAGGCGGGAATCAGCTTATAAGAAAACTGCATAATCAACAAGGTGTTTCGTGAGGGAGGAAAAGAGTTTATATGGCGATCTCACAGAGCATAGAAAGGGCCTGCCGCAGGTACGAGGAAGTACAGGCGGAAGGACTGACGCTGTACCCCATCCTTGTGGAGGAGATGGAGACATTCGAGTTGGCGCGACCGGGCATTGACATCGTGCAGCAGAGCCTCCCTGTGGCGTATGCTGTGATGCCGCTGCTGGCGGCCTACTACAAGATGGAGTACGACGCGATGGGGCGCGGAGAGGAGACAGTGGGGCTGCTGTCAAGGGCGCTTTTGATGCTGGCGCTCTCCCTGCGGCTGGGGAGAGGAAAGCCGTTGGACGAGCGCTTGAAAGCGTTTCGCTGCAAGGTGGACACGAAAGACCCAAGCCGGTTGACGGCGGTGGAGTTCGTGCTGCACGGAGAGGAGCTGTGGCGCATTACGCCGGCGCAGTTCCAGTACCTGCGGGAGATCATTGCCGCACAGAACGGAATTGAGCTGACGCCGCCGGAGGCCAACCCGGAACTGGTGGAAGCACAGCGGGAGCTGGCGGAGATGAACGGCGGCGCAAAACTGAGCGGAGATGCGTGGGAACGGGTGGCGACGGTGGCCGCGCTGGAACACGCGGAGGAGACAGAAATAGAGTCGTGGCCACTGCTGAAGCTGCAGACGAAAGCAAAAACGTGGCAGCGGATATTGGGGTACATGACCTGCACCATCGCGGAGGCGAGAGGAACACAGTGGAAACGGGGCAACCCGTGGCCGAGCCTGTTTTATGACCGGGTGAGCGACGGCAACACGGCACTGCGGCCCGTGGAGGAAGCGACACGTGGCATGGAACAGGCATAGAAAAGGGAATATGCCCTGCAAGCGGGCAGGGCGGAACGCCAAGTGGGGCGAAGCCAACGGGAAACCGGGGCTTTGCCTCCATTTTTTATATCAAAAAGGAGTGAAAGCGGAATGATTACTTTTACCGATCCGAGACTGTATACCCGCGGCATCTGCGCTGCGCAGTTCGCCGACATGGAAACCGGTCAGATCCTTCTGAGCAGCAATAAGTTCCGGGAGGGCAACATCACCGTGACCGTGAACGGCGATCCCCTGCGTGCCGGACTGAACAACGGCATTGCCACCATCATCGAGAGCGACCCGGACATCCAGGTGAATTTCACCCAGGCCAACTTCGACCTGCGGACGAAGATGGCGGGCGTTGGCGGCGCTGTGACCTACAACGCTGTGGCCCCGGTGTGCCAGGTGGTGACGGCGAACAGCACCGTGCTGAAAGTGGACGTGACCGACGGTGCCCCTGTGGCGCAGTATGCGATGGCAAAGCCCTACGCCTATGTGCAGGAGACCAAGAAGGCTTCCGGCATCCAGCAGGGCGGCATCGCCTATGAGATCGCGGCGGACGGCACCATCAGCGGCTTTACCGCGGTGAGCGGCACCGAGTACAAGGTGTGGTACTTCGTGAACAAGCTCAGCGCCATGTGCGGCAAGCTGAACACCGGCATGAACGGCAAGGTGGGCCTTTTCACCGCTCAGCTGGCGGTGTACGGCAACGTAAACGCCAAGACCAACGAGGGCACCCGCCAGGGCTGGCTGTACATCAACGTACCGCTGAAGCTGCAGGCGGACACCGCCACCGTGACCGGCAGCCAGAGCAACTACGACACCACGCAGATCGTGGGCCGCGCACTGAGCACGGACGAGAGTGTGATCTCCGACAAGTGCGAGGACTGCGCCGGCGGAACCCTGGGCTGGTATGTATACGTGCCGGACAACGGCGCTGAGGTAGTGACGGGCATCGTGACCGCCATCGGCGGCGTTATCAACGTTCCCGTCAGCGGCACGGTGCAGGTGAAGCCCCAGGCGGTGCTGGAGAACGGCCAGCTGGCGGTGCTGGATCCTGCCAAGTGCGCCTACAGCCTGAACGGCGCACCCAGCGGCACCACCGTGAACGCAAGCGGACTGATCTCCGCAGGAAGCGTAGCTGGTGACTGTGACATGACCGTGACCTTCGTGTACGAGGACACGACCTACACCGACCAGTGCGCTGTGAGCGTGAAGGAAGCCTGACGACAACAAAAATCCCCTCCCCTGCCGCAAGGCGGGGGAGGGGGCAGACGCGAGTGCGCTGAAGCAAGACAGCGCATTGGCGTATGTGAGAGAGGGGAGGCGCGGGACATGGCAAAGCTGGTGGGGCAGTTCAGCGGGTTCGAGCAGGACATGGCCGCGCTGGAAAAGCAGGTGAAGGATGCCTTTCGCGCATCGCGACCCGCACTGGCGGAGGAAATGCGGCAGTGCCTGCGGGAGCACGTGGTAGAGGACGTATACGACAAGCTGGTGCCGGAGGAGTATGTGCGCCGGCGCGGCACGAAGGGATTGGCGGACATGAACGCCAGCGCCACGGTGTATTCGGATGAGCGGGACGGCGGCATGAACCTGACGCTGCTGTATCACCCCAGCGGCGCAACGGACGGCAACGGAGAACCCATAAACCCCCATGTGGACGGGGACGATTTGGTGAACCGGATCGAGAAAAACGACCCCGCGTACAACTGGGGCAGACGGCCAAAGAACAGGCCCTTTTTCCGCAACTTCGTGGAGGAGATGCTGGACGGCAGGGCGGAAGAAACACTGGTGCGGGCCATGAACGGAGCGGACCCCACGCTGGAGCTGGCGGAAGATACCGGGATGATACGGGAAGAGGACGATTGGAGGTAGCGTATGGCGATTTTCAAAGTAACGGCTGTACCTGATTTTTCGCAGCTCAAGGGAGAGATAGCGAAGCTGCAGAGCAGCCCGGTGACTTTGGGCGTAAATACGCAGAATGCTGATGTACAGATAAACGCCACACGGCAGAGTTTACAGAAGCTGACGGAGACCTTCAGCCCGGAGGGCGAGCTGCGCCGGTCCGTGGCAGACTACAGCCGCCAGGTGGGCGAAGTGGTGCAGGTGTCAAAATCCCTGAACGCGCAGAGCGGCGAGATGGAGATCACCAGCAAGAAGGTGACGCAGAACTTCACGGCGCAAGCCAAGGCGGCGGAGAGGGCGGCAGCACAGGTGCGGGCGGCCAAGGATGCCTACCGCGCCTATGCGGCGCAGCAGAGCAGCACCTACGCGCCGACCGCCATGCAGAGCCGCATAGAGGACCTGACCGGCGTAAGCGGACTGAGCGGCAAGAGCGCCAAGGAGAGCGCGGCGGTATTTGAAAAAGCCTATTTGGACGCCAGCGGGAAGGTGCAGCAGAGCACGGCAAAGGCGGCACAGTCGGTCAAGAGCGTGGGGACGGCGGCCAAGGAGAGCAGCGGCTTTGCCGACCTGATGGGCGACAGCTTTGTGCGCGTGGCCGGAAAGATGGCACTGTGGCAGGTGATGGGCAACGCCATTGCCGGGTTGAAGCGCAGTTTCACGGAAGCGCTGGAGACCATGAAGGACGTGGACGACGAGATGGTGACGATACGCAAAGTCACCGGCGCGACCACGGAGGAACTGAACAGGATCGAGAAGCAGGCATACGACACCGCCAGCGCCTACGGCGTGGCGGCGGACGAGTACCTGAACAGCGTGGCAAACTTCAGCCGCGCAGGCTACGGCGAGCAGGCTTCCGCGCTGGCGGAACTGGCCACCAAAACGCAGATTGTGGGCGACACGGACGCAGAGACTGCACAGCAGTTTTTGCTCTCTATGGACGCGGCGTACAAGTATCAGGGCAGCATCGAGCAGCTGACGAAGGTTCTCGATGGAGCAAATGAAATTGATAACAATTACGCAACGTCAATAGAAAAAATTGCCGAGGGCTTGGGCAAGGTGGCACCCATCGCGGCGCAGGCCCATGTGGGCGCAGATGAACTGACGGCGGCTATCGGCACGATCACCGCTGTGACGCAGCGGTCGGGCACAGAGGCCGCCACCGCGCTGCGGGCGCTTTTCCTGAACATCATCGGCGATACCAAGACGGAAATCGACGAGGGCGTGACGTGGACCACCGGTGAGATCGCCGGATTGCGGGATGTCATCAAGCTCTATGCCAAGGACGCCTACGACGCGGCGCAGGCCACGGGCAGCGTGATAAACCCCATGAAGGCTATTGCCGGTCTGTCCCAGAGCATGAAGGACGGGCTGCTGACGGAGCAGCAGCTAATGGAGATGGTCAGCGACATCGGCGGAAAGCTGCGTACCTCGCAGCTGCTGGCGCTGATCCAGAACTGGGATATGTACGAGTCCATGCTTTCCGACTTTGCCGGTGCTGCCGGGAGTGCGGACAAGGAAGTGGAAAACGCGCTGGACAGCTGGACCCGCAAGACCGAGATACTGCACAACAAGTGGACGGAGTTCATCAGCAACCTGGTGGAGACGGACACCATAAAGGGTGCGCTGGACCAGGTGATCGCGCTGGTGGAGTTTTTGGACAGCGACACCGGACGACTGGTGATACAGCTGGGGCTGCTGGTGGGTGTGCTGACGCTGGCGAACAAGGGCTTTACGGCGCTGATGAACAGCGGCGTGGGGACGTTCTTCGGAACGCTGACCTCCGCCATAGGCGGCAACGCTATGGCGATCACGCAGCTCACCGGGCAGATGAAGGGCCTGCTGGCAATGCTGCCGAAGCTGGGCGTGGGCGCGGCGATCTTTGCGGCGCTGGCCGTGGCGATCAGCCTGAGCACGGAAAAGGCGCGAGCCTATGAAAAGGCGCTGGCGGGCGTTGAAACGGCACAGAGTGCGCTGGGTGAGACCGAGGACGAGTATGACACGCTCATAAGTAAGACCGGAGAGCTGACGGAGGCGGAGGAAAAGCGGCTGGAGGTGCTGCGGGCGATCCGCGAGGAGCAGGAGAAGGCGGTACGGGACGCAGAGTCTGAGGCGTGGGACGCATGGAACGAGCTGCACGGCACCGGAGCCGAGGTATACGTTGGCGGCGGCGACAGTGTGGGCAACGGCATGGGCGTTACCCCTGTACAGATGGTGCAGGCGGACGTGGAATCGCTGGCGCAGTACAAGGCATCGCTGAAACTGGTGCAGGACCAGATGGAGGCGGGCACCAAGACGCAAGAGGAGTATTACTACTCCCTGTCGAAGCTGCAGGAGGGCCGCGAGGAAGAAGTAGAAACGATACGCAAGGCGATCAACTATGGCTTTGCGGTATCGGAGGAACAGCGGCAGCTGGTGGCGGCCTATGACAGGGTGCAGGAGATTCTGGGCGTGACGCAAAAGGCCACGCAGGACTACGTAAACGGCCTTATCGCGGAAGCACAGCAAGCAGGGTATACAGGTAAAGCGCTGTACGACCTGGTGGCGGCACAGATCACGGCAAGCGATACAAAGCTGAATTTCAGCCAGCAGATCAGTGCGCTGCGGACGCTGGCGGCCACCATCGGATATACCACCCAGGCATACGGCAACCTGCTGAACGCGGGGCGGATCTACCAGCAATCGATGGTGCTGGTCGCCAACAAAAAGTTCAAGACGCTGGAAGAAGCACAATCCTACCTAACGAACAAGGCGTGGAACAAGCTGACCGGCACAGCGCCAAACGGCGGCTGGGGCGGAAGCACAGGCGGATACAGCGGCGGCGGCTCCGGCGGTTCCGGCAGCAGCGCGGCGAAAAAGAAGTATCAGGACGAGATCGATGCGCTGGAAAAGCAGCGGGACGCAGAGCTGGCGGCCATAGACGCGCAGATCGACGCGCTGAAGAAGCAGAACGAGGAGATAGACCGGGCCGAGAAGCTGGAGGAGCTGCGGCTGGAGGTCATGCGGAAGCAGGATGCGCTGCTGAACGCACGGAACGAGCGCACGGTGCGGATGTACAACGCCGAGTCCGGGCAGTGGGAGTGGATCGCGGACCCGGAGAAGGTGAAGAAGGCCGAGGAGGACCTTGCGGACGCGAAGAAGGACCTGCGGGACTATGAGCGGGAGATGGAGCTGGACCTCGCCATTGAGGAACTGGAGGCGAGGAAAAAGGCCATCGAGGCGGCGTACCAGCTGAAAATTGACGCGCTGGAGGAATACATCAACGCGCTGGGTGAAACGGTTGCCCAAGAGGAAGTCCTGCTGGATCAGAGCGTGCAGAACTGGTGGGAATGGGCCAACGGGGTGCTGGCGGCAAAGGCGGCTGCGGCAGGCGTGACGATCACGGCGGGCGGTACGCCGGTAGAGGTAAAACGAAACGCGACCGGCAATGCGTCGGGATACACCGAGGTAAAGGTCGGCAACCTGACAGGCGTGCGGAAATCCACCAAGTCTGAGAAAGCCAGCGTATCCAATAAACCGACGGGGAACCTTTCGGATGCCATCAGCATGGGCAAGAACAGCATTTCCTTGCCGAACAGTGGAAAGTCAAACCGGACGAGCGTTGTGTCGGGAAGCATTATCGGCGCCGTCAGCGGGGGACGGGGAAAGAAGTACGACAGCGGCGGTGTGCTGCACGGGCTGGGCGGCATCAAGGCCACGGTGGATGACGAAATGGTGCTGCCGCCCGATGTGACGGCGAAGATGCTGAAGCCGTCGGCGGATGCGCGGTTCCGGGCCAGGGTGAACGAGCTGGGCGGGTTGTACGGCGAGACGCCGGTGAGTCGCAGTGTGGCGGGGAGCAGCGATAACCGCAGCTACAGCGACCACAGCGGGCCCACCTATAACGTGAAGGGCATCACGCTGACGGAGCAGCAGGCGGAGCACCTGACGGTGGCGCAGATGTGTCGGATGGCGCACAACGTGAAGCCCTACGGAGGATAAGAGCATGGACGAGAACGCAAAGACGCTGGCGGAGCTGGCAAAGCGGTTGTGGGACAACTTTTATGTGCGGCGGGTGCGGGAGACGCAGACGGATATGGTACGGCAGTACCGGGCGCAGGTGACGACCGCGGCGGCAGACGGGAAAATCGGCGTAAAACGCCCCTTTGACGAAACGGAGAGTTTTCTCCCCTATGTGAGCACGATGGCGGCGGCCCCGGTGGGGGCGCAGGTGGTGGTGCTGGTATTCGGCGAGGGGAAGAACGCTGGGAACCACATGGTTTTCATGTACGCGGACGGACGGAATATGTGAGAAAGGACGGCTGGACTATGGCGAAAAAGACGCGGCACATCCTGGTGATGAAAAGCGGCAGAGAGATACCGATAACGGGCATCACGGGACGGTACTACATCACCCGCGAGAGCCAGTACCGCAAGGGGAACCCGGACATACGAAAGATCAGGGCGGCCACGGACGAGGAGTGCGACGCGCTGACGGCGGCAGAGGACAGGAAGAAGCGTAAGCGCGGCTGAACGGAGGGCACGTGCCATGACGGAGCAGGAGAAATATCTGGCGTACCTGAGAGCGCTGAAGGGCCGGTTTCAGAAGCTGTGCCGGCTGCGCTTTCTGAACCCGGACGGGAGCACGGCGTTCTTCGTGGACAATAACCCGCGAAATAAGTACAGCGGCGCCTTTGTTGCGGACGGGGCGCTGACGGTAAATTTGCAAAACGGGGTAAGGCGAACGGCCAGCGTGACGCTGGCGAACGTGGCCGGCGCGTTCGACTACAACGTGAACCACCTGTGGTTCGGGCAGGAGATCGCACTGGACGAGGGGCTGGTGCTGCCAAACGGCGAGGACTACTACATACAGCAGGGCGTTTTCCTGATACAGAGTCCGCAGGAAACGGTGGAATCGGGACGGCGGCTGATGCAGTACGAGCTGGTGGACAAGTGGGCCAATCTGGACGGGACGCTGTGGGGCAAGCTGGAGGGCACCTATAAGGGAAAGCTGAACGTGAACATCTTTCAGCAGATAAACGCCCTGCTGCAGGACGACAAGGGAAACGGGCGGAAGGTAGACCCCATCCCCCCGGTGTACACGGAGTATTACAACGGCAAGAAGCAGAAGCTGACGGACGGAACCGAAGTAAATTTGGTGGACGCGCCGTACACGCTGGAGGTGGATCCGGGAAGCGGCACATACGCGGAGGTGATACTGGGCTTTGCGGAGATGCTGAACGCATGGATCGGCTACGACGCCACGGGGCGGCTGCGGATAGACCCCAGCCAGGACGACCTGCTGGACAGTGAAAAGCCCGTCAGCTACGCCTTCTCGATGGGGGAGGCGACGCTTCTGGGCATGACATACACGGCGCAAAACACCGAGGTGTACAACGACTACATCGTGCTGGGGGCGGCGCTGGACGACAACAGCCAGCCCGGGGCGAGAGCCACCAACAACGACCCCATGAGCGATACCAACGTGCAGCTGATAGGCCGCAAGACGGTGTGGACAGAAGAGGATGGCTACGCAACGGAGACCATGTGCCGGGACAGGGCAGAGTGGGAGCTGAAGCGGTCCACGGTGCTGCAGAAGAGCGTGGACATCAGCTGCGGGCAGATCTTTCACATTAAGGAGAACGAGCTTGTGACGCTGGTGCGCCGGGACAAGCAGGGGAGCCCCACGGAGCGGCATCTCATCACCGGCTTTTCCCGCCCGCTGACGGGAGAGGGGCAGATGACCATATCCGCCACCAGCGTGGCGGACTTCCCGGTGGCGACGGTGACGGTGTGGCCGCTGAAAACGGAGACAAAGACATAAACGGAAGGAGGGAAGGACGATATGGCACTTTTCATGCCGACGAATATCACGCCCTCCACGCTGGGAGCGCTGGGCAACGGGACGGTGGATGCAAGCCAAAACATGACCGTGACCTGGCAGGTGGACGGACAGAACGCCATGACGGCGTTTGAGATAAAAATTCTGGCCAACACGGCGGAGAGCGCACAGCTGTACGACTCGGGAAAACGGACAGACAACTGCCCCTTTTACGGGCGGAACGCCAAGGGCGATGTGGTGTTTTTCAGCTACACGATCACCGCGGCGGCGCTGGCTGCGGCGGGAATCACCAACGGGAACAGCTATAAGCTGCTCATCACTCAGTGGTGGACGGACGCGGACAGCGTGACGCAGCAGAGCGCATCGGTATTCGTGTGCCGGAGCGCACCGGTGCTGACCATCAACGACTTTACGAAGCCGGTGGCGGCAAAGGAGATGACGTGGACGGCCAGCTATTCGCAGGCGCAGGGCGACCCCATTATTTGGGCGCGGTGGCAGCTTGCGCCGGCAATGGACACGGAGGACGTGCTGTACGACACGGGCAACGTGGCGACGGCGCAGCTGGCGTTTTACTACGACGGCTTATTCACCGGGCAGGAATACGCCGTTCGGTGCCGGGTGGAGACCAGCAACGGTGTGGTGGCAGACACGGGCTGGGTACAGTTCGCGGTGCAATACAGCGCCAGCAATTATACCGGCGCGGTGGTGACGTGCGTAAAGCGGAAGCAAAGCGGCGTGCTGGTGTCGTGGCCGGGCGCCTACGACATACCGGGCACGGCGGAGGGCGAATACACCATCCGAAACGGGGAGCTGAACCTGAGCGCCGGATCCACGGTGACATGGGACACGGTGACGGGCGAAGCGATGGCGCTGACGACGCCCATAAGCATCGTATGGAAGGGAACGGTCAAGGCGCTGCCGGCGACGCTATTCAACTTGACCGGCGCGGACGGAAAGGCGCTGACGGTGACGGTGAGCACAACGGCGGTGCGGGCTATGCAGGGCGGCGCGGAAATAGGCCGGGTGAACGCTGCCTTTGCACCGGAGGACGAGCTGACGGTGGCGCTGACGGGCGGAAAACTGTACGTGCGGCGGCGGTATGAGCGGGGACTATTCCCGGCGGAGAGTCTGGAACCGTCGGTGCGGCTATTCCCCCGGGCCAGCCAGTTCTCGGTGCTGAAATACATGGCGGACGCGGTGATGGCGGACATGACCGTGGTGAACGTGAAACTTGTTGGCGCACAGGTGTGCGACTACCTGTGGATAGAGGAGGGCGAGTTGACGGACACGGTGGTGACGGCGCTGATGAGCGCAGCGGGGTACACGCCGGAGTTTGGCGACAGGACGCTTCTGCTGGCGGACTTTGCCACAGACCTGCGGGGCGGCAACATCGTGGCGGAGGAGCCGCTGACGGGCTGGGCCGTATACCGCAGAGAGGAGGGCGCAGCGGCGCTGGTACACGTGGCGGACGTAGGGTACGCGGAGCGCAGCGTGATCGACTGCGCGGCGGCCTCGCAGGGAACGTACACCTACTACGTATTCGGCGTGGGAGAGAGATCCTTTGTGACCACGGCGCTGCCCAGCCAGCCGGTGACGGTGTGCTTGTGGGACTGGACGATACTCTCCTGCGCGGAGGACGGCGACAACGTATACCGGGTGGAGGAGCTATTCCGGTTCAGCCTGAACGTGGAGAGCGGGACGGTGAGCAACAACAACCGACCGACGCTGCTGGAAAACTTCACCCGATACCCCACGGTGCAGATGGTGCCGCAGCTGTACCAAAGCGGCGAGCTGAGCGGCTATATCGGCGAAGTGGGCGCCAATGCGGAGTACAGCGACACGCTGGCGAAGCGGGACGCGCTGTTTGCTCTGGCGCTGACGCAGAACACCTTATTCCTGAAAAACCGAAAGGGCGAGGTGCTGCGGGTATTTGTCAACGCGGAGATCACCTGCGAGACGCAGGACAACACGCGGCAGCAGGCGCTGATCTGCGCGGTGCCGTGGGCTGAGACCGGAAGCGCGGAGGGCGCACAGATACTGATACGGCAGGGCGACGCCCTGTGGACCGTAGCAAAAAATTGACGGACGAAAGGAGCGAGGGACGATATGGCAGGTTACAAGAACCCCGGATGGAACAACGATGCGCCGCCTGCACTGAACGCGGAGAACCTGAACGCGCTGTGCAACGAGGTGGAGGAGATGAGCACAGAGTTCCCGGAGAAGCAGGACATAACGGACAAACTGACGCTGACGCTGGCGGCGGCGAGCTGGACAGGGAGCGCAAGCCCCTACACCCAGGGCGTGACCATCACAGGCGGCACGGCCACCAGTCAGGCGGACATTCAGGCAGACGCAACGGCGATACAGCAGATGCTGGACGATGGCACCAACGCCATTTACATCGCCAACAACAACGGAACATTCACCGCCTACGCTGTGGGCGAAAAGCCCA